TTGATATTGATAAAATGGCAGACAGAGTGGCGAAAAAAGCATTAGATGAATATACATATAAAGACAAGACATTAAGAGAATGGGTTGAAATTATTGTTGCACAGGATTTACTTGCCATTACCGAACTTGAAAAGATAAAGGCAGAAATAGAAGAAAAAGAATTTAAACTTAATTGTGCAACAATGTCTGGTGTTGCATTAAAGACGGCATATATAGAAGTCGCAAAGTTGTTAGACAATCATATATCCGAACTGAAAGGAGAGGGCAATGAGTGACATAATTGACATAATTAAATTGCTTTTAGTGTGGTGGGGAATGCCCATTGGATGTGCAATATTCTGTTATATTTTAGGGTGCATAGTAACAAAGTGGTCAAAGGAGAATAAAGAATGAGACTTATAGACGCAGATAATTACAAAGGTAAAGTTATAGCAAGTCATTGTTATAGTGGAGTAAACAAGTTAATCCGCATTGATGATGTACCAACAGTTGATGTGAATAATTTGATTATTTCCGAATTTGAAAAATTAAAAGAAGATATAGAAGAATATATGATTATTTCATTCTGTGATGATGACGATTTTAAAAACATTAGAAAGATTATAGACAATCATATATCCGAACTGAAAGGAGAGAACAAATGACAGATGAAAGAGTGATTGAAATATTACAAGAAATAAAAGACAAAATAGATACACCAAACAGAGGACGTTGTGATTATTTTATCGTAGACCAAATCGAAGAAATAGTTAAACGAGAGTTAGCAGAACTGAAAGGAGAGAACAATGACAGTTGATATTGATAAAATGGCAGACAGAGTGGCGAAAAAAGCATTAGATGAATATACATACAATGGCAAGACCATAAGAGAATGGGTTGAACTTATGGTAACGGCAGAATTTGTTGTTGAAGTGCGAATGGTTGAAGAACTCGAAAAGATAAAAGAAGAAATGGAAAAACAATCAAATAGAAATTTTTATGAAAATGGTTGGTGGACTTATGTATCAAGTGTATTTGACAAACATATTTCTGAACTGAAAGGAGAAAAGAATGAATAAGGCAGAAATAATTGACGGACTTGAAATGTTATCTTTTTTTAATCAAAGAGCAGGTCGGGAACTTTGGCAAGAAAAATCAAAAGATGTTCAAGATAAAGATATAGCAAAAGCCGAAGAAATATTGCAAAGTGCTATTGCAGAACTGAAAGGAGAATAATCTATGTCAAATAACGAAGTGAGTTATAGATATATACATCATAACAAATGTTCGGGTGGTAGAGCAACAAGAGAAGTTGACGGCAAAGATTATTGTTTAGGACTTCTTGATATGGCTTATGAATATAAATTCTGTGATGAATGTTTAGAGTGTCCAAGATTTATCAACAACAATATAGACAGGATTGCAGAACTTAAAGGAGAGAACAATGAGTAACATAGTAATACAGACATTTCCCGATGGTTCTTCTTACATTTCAAAAACAAAAAATGAGCAGACTAAAGAAGAATTTGCTATTGCCGAACTTGAGAAATTAAGAGCAGAAATTGATGAATTTATGATTATCTCATTTTTTGACGATGATGAGATTGATTATATAAGACATTGTTTTGACCAGCACATATCCGAACTGAAAGGAGAAAAGAATGGGTAAAATATATTGGGACGAAGGCAACGGAAAAGTTACCACAGATTCAAGTTATGCACCTATTATTAAGGGGCAAAACATTTACATTGAAACCTATGAGATTTACGGAACTAACGAAAGAATAAGTATAGCATACACACAAAGTATCAAAGACAATGAAAATATGTACTATTTCAGAAAACGAATACTGAATGCTCACAGACTTGAATATTGTGATTTGGGAAAATTAGTTAAGTTTGAAGTACCAAGTAAAGTCTATAAAATGTTGGCGAGGAACTGAAAAGAGAAAAGAAATAAAGGAGTTAAACAAATGAAAAAAGATTGTTGGAACTGTAAAAATGACTATCGATATGAAAAATTTCCTTGTGATTATTGTCATTCAGAAAATATAAACGATTTTTGGAAGCCAAAAGACGAAATGAAAGATTTTGCTATTGAAGAACTTGAAGAAATAAAGACAGAAATACATCAGATAACTATGAGTGGTTTACTTGGAACAACATTGGTTAGAGTAGAGAAAGTTGACAATATTATTGATAATCGTATAAAGAAGTTAAACAATGAATGAATTACCATATAAAGAATGTCAGTATTGTAAACATAAAGAGTGGTGCGAAAAACATAGACCTATGTGCAAAGGAGTTAAACAATGAAGAAACCGAGATATAATGCTATGGCAAAAGCAAGAGAAAAATACCTTGCAGACAAAAATAAAAAACGCAGAGCAAGGGAAAAACAAAAGAAATGCGATTATGATTGCAAAAAATGTGTTTGGAAAGATACAAATTGTTCGGTAGGAAGGAGTTAAACAATGACAGCACTAAATAAAAAACGCAAATGTCATAATACTCTTTATGATAGGGGCGGCGAAAAAGGAAAATATCAAAAAGGCAAAGGTTTTCTTATGTTTCATAAAAAAGACCGGGTGAGATTAAATGCAGAAGTACACAAAGGAGAATAAAGAATGAATAAATACTATAAATTCAATGATGGGCACTTTACCTATTATGTCAATACTTTGACAGGAGAGAAGAAGTTTGAACTTGAAGAAGGAGACATTGAAGTAGAGTCAAATCTTGACGATTTTAGCAGAACAAGAGAAAAAGGAGAGCTGAAAGGAGAGAACAAATGAGAACAATAACAAAAACACATACAGGAATCATCGTTTCGGATGAGGAATTAAAACTGGAATATCTTTACGTGGGAGATTACGGCAAGGAAAACAACATCAAGGCAGACTTCCTTGGTTATAACAAGAGAATTGATAAGGTCGAACATAAAGACGTCGACATAACCGATAAGCTGGTTGTTACGGTGTCTTCTCAAAAGGGTTGCCCTATGAAGTGCGACTTTTGTGACTGTCCTAAATATGGTTATCACGGTAATGCTTCGTTGGGTGAGTTAATGTCTGAGATTTCAACCGCCGTATCGTTGTCCGGGATTCAACACGGTAAGAGATTGAATATCCACTTCGCAAGGATGGGAGAACCTACATTCAATCCGAATGTTATTCAGGCAGCGAGAATAGCCTATTATACTTTCAAGAGACAGTTTGACGAATATCATCCCGTCGTATCTACAATGTGTCCAAAGAGCAATAAAAACTTGGCAGACTTTTTATACAAATGGGTAGATGCAGGTTATGTGTTTGGTGGTGACGACGGTTACGGCCTTCAGTTTTCTATTAACACTCTCGACGAAGAAGCTCGTAATAAAGCATTTAATAATATGTCTCTTTCTTTACAGGAAATCGGCGATTTAATCCAAGAGTTACCCGACCCGAAGAAAAGAAAATTTACTCTGAACTTTGCCGTAACATCCGAAAGCAATCTTGATCCGGTCCTTATGGATAAATACTTTGACAAAGAAAAATGTATCGTAAAGATTACGCCTATTCACGAAACCTTTGAAGCCATCAGTAATGGCTATGAAATCATAAAGAGTTTTGATGTGTATGAGAAGTTTGAAAAGCCACTTGTCGACGCTGGCTGGGACGTTATCGTATTTGTTCCTTCGGAAGAAGAAGACGCCGACAGAATCACTTGTGGAAATTCGTTAATCGCAAAGGAGGGTTAGTATGAAAAGAATATTAATATTTTTATGTATGATTTGTGCTTTAGGGTTTTGCGGATGCGGTAAAGCAACCGAGACAGACAAGCCCAGTGACAGTATGTTTGTGATTGTCGAAGGCGGAGGATTAAATTCTTATATAATTGCTTATCACAAAGAAACAAAAGTGATGTATGCCGTTTCAAACGGAGTCAACAACAGCGGTACATTTACGGTATTGGTCAATCCCGACGGGACACCTATGATATATGAGGAGTAAATAATATGATAACATCTCAAAAGATAACCAAAATGAGAATTATAAACCAAGAGACTGGCGAAATTCTTGTAGATACCGATAATCCCGAAAACGTATTCATTGATGGTGTTGGATATAATAGAACAGCCATAGATGAAAATGGAAACACAATTGTGGTAGATGAAATAACTACCGATGATCTTAAAGATGTCCCGAGATTTAAGTTACCAGACAGTGTATCTTTTACTTGCAGAATAAAGGAGTAAAATAATATGGCTAAAAAAGATTGTTATTTTTACAGAGCAAGCACTGTTGCGTCTGGAGGTTTCCCTGAATGCTGCATTCACCCAGACACGCCCGATAAACCTAAGTGTTCTAAATGTAATTTATATATAGACAGAAATGGGTTATTCCCTTACGTTGTTGATATGAGCCGAGAAAATAAAAAGAAACTGGAAGCCCAAGAAAGCAGCGTAACGACCAGTCAGATAGTTGCGAGTTGGTACGAGACAGAACCACGGCCAATAAAAGACTATGTTGACAGCACAAGATATGTCACAGCGATATGCAGATGTCCTGTGCCTCTTACAATGGGTATAGTAATAGACAAAGAAAAATGCATAAGTGACGACGGATGGTATCATTTCCGTTGTACGAAATGCGGATTGAGAGGAAAAGTTTATGGATAAATACGAGATATACGAACAAATAGGTTTGTTATATGACCAATCGTTGCTTGAAGATTCCAGAAGCGGCGGCATAAATAATTATCGCTGGGAAATCGGACTTAATGTTTTTGGAATATTATATTCAGATTGTTTAAAAATAGGGCAACATATCAGTGAACAGACAAATTTAGAGGTCAAAGGGGAACTGTGGGGGTATCCAGTAGAAGTCAATCCTAAAGCACCAAACGACACGCTGAAATTGTGGAAAGAGGTAAAGTGATGGATGGGGCAATGCAAAAATTCCGAGACGTCATCAGAGAAGAATTTGGTTGCGAGACTTATTCATATCACGATATAATTTCGCAAAGATTCATCAATCAACTGGAAGAAATGTATCGTCAATCACGCATAAGACAATGCGGTTGTGACGATTATGATGAATATCTGTATAAATATTCTGGTGCCATTCCTGAAATTTATGAACACGTTTGCAGAGATATTGTAAATTATCAACATCTTATCAACAAGCGTGGATATTTAATTGACATAACATTATACGAAAAAATGGTAAAGGACGGCTTGATAAAAAATGATATAACTCGTATATTAAATATGTTAGACAAGATGGCTGATGTAGCACCAGTTGAATTTGACCTTGAAAATTTGCCGAGAAAGATACCAAATAGGAGTAAAAGGAAACCGTATGAGTAATTTTATTTTTCAGAATTATCACAAGCATACATATTGGTCTAATATTAAAGTCCCCGATTCAGCAACTTCCCTTGAAGAATATTGCAAGCGTGCCGTTGCATTAGGCCATGGAATTATCTGTTCTCTTGAACACGGCTGGCAAGGACATTATATTGAGTGTCATCAGTTAGCGGCTAAGTACGGCCTTAAGTTCGTGTTCGGTACTGAAGCCTACTGGGTTAAAGACAGACACGAAAAGGATGGTGCTAACTGCCATATTTGCATCTTGGCAAAGAATGAGAACGGAAGACAAGCGATCAATGACATTCTGTCTCAGGCAGCTATTGACGGTTATTACAGACAGAGTCGTATTGACTTGCCTTTAATAATGACATTGCCTCCCGAAGATGTTATCATCACAACTGCTTGTGTTGCGTTCTGGAAGTATGACGATATTGATTCAATAATTAAGCAACTCTTTAATCGTTTCGGAAAGAACTTCTATCTTGAAGTTCAATATCACAATACACCTTCCCAAAAACAAATAAATAAACACATCCTTAATTTGAGAAAGGAATTAGGCATCCAACTGATGATGGGTTGTGATAGCCATTACATAGACCAGAAAGGCGCTTTAGACAGAGATGAGTTCATTAAATCTAAAGGCATGGAATATCCCGACGAGAATGACTGGTATATGGACTATCCTGACGGCGAAACTGCTTACAGAAGATTCGTTGAGCAGTGCGTTCTTGACCACGAACAGATTATGGAGGCCATGAATAATACAAATATCTTTCTTGAAGTTGAAGAATATGACTGCCCTATCTTTAATCACGACATTAAGATGCCTACTTTATATGCCGATTTGACGCAACAGGAGCGCGATAGCAAGCTCGAAGCGTTGATATGGGATAAATGGTCGGAGTACAAGAAAGAAGTTCCTGTAGAGCGCCACAGTGAATATGAGGAGCAAATCAAATATGAACTTGACATCGTAAAGACAACTTTTCACGCTGATTATTTCTTACTTGACTATGCGATTACCCAGTTGGGCAAGAAAAAAGGTGGACAATTAACCTTGACTGGCAGAGGTTCGGGCGTTTCATTCTTCTTAAATAAACTTTTAGGCTTTACATCTGTTGACAGAATATCTGCCAAAGTAAAGATGTACCCTGAAAGATTTATGTCACCCACTCGTATCTTGGAAACACATTCGCTTGCTGATATTGATATGAATGTGGCTAAGCAAGAACCGTTCTGGGAGGCGCAAGAAGAATTATTAGGATTCGAGCATTCAAAACAGATGGTTACCTTCCAACAGTTGAAGCCTGCTGCCGCTTGGAAAATGTATGCGAAGTCACAAGGCGTTGACTTTGAAACATCAAATGCAATTTCCGGGCAGATAGCAAAATACCTGAAGGATTACGCCAAAGCCAAGGAAGAAGCTGACGACGATGAAGAGATTGATATTGATATTCTTGACTATATTGACGAAAAATATAAGGACATTTACCTAAAAAGTGAGGATTATTTGGGTGTTATATCTGCTATTTCTTCACATCCTTGCGCAAGTCTGGTATATCAAGGCAATATCAGAAAAGAAATCGGATATATTTATGTTAAGTCTCAGTCCAGTGACGGTATGCTTTGTTGTTGTATGGACGGCAAGTGGGCTGAGAAGTACGGCTTCTTAAAGAATGACTGGCTTAAGGTTAATGTAGTGGAAGTAATCTATAAAATCTTTGAGCGTATAGGCATGGAACCGTTCTCATCCACGGAACTTATTGAGAAATGCAAAGATGATCCGTTGCCTTGGAACTTATATAAGCAACAATGCACCAAGGGACTTAATCAGGTTGAACAGCCTTCAAGTTCAACTAAAGTTGGTGCGTATGCACCCAAGAACATATCAGAGTTAACAGCTTTCGTGGCAGCAGTCAGACCGGGTTTCAAATCTATGTATGACATTTTCGAATCGAGAGAGCATTTCGATTACAAGATTCCCGCATTTGATAATTTGTTACAAACAGATGAAATGCCTAACTCATTTGTGCTTTATCAGGAACAAGCGATGCTTACCTTGAACTACGCTGGCATTCCTATGAGTGAATGCTACGCGGTTATTAAAGCCATTTCGAAAAAGAGAGTAGATGAAATCACAAAGAACAAACCTATCTTCATTGATGGCTTCCAAAAGAGACTCAAAGAAGACGACGGCAGCATTTCAGACATTAAGGCCGAGGAAGTAGCACACCAAGTTTGGCAAATTATTGAAGACAGTTCTAAATATTCATTCAATTCCGCGCACGCTTATTCTGTTGCATTAGACAGCTTATATCAGGCATGGCTCAAATCGCACTATCCGTTAGAATTTTATGAGACATATCTGAATATACTTAACAAGAAAGGCGCTAAGGACAGATTAAATAAATTCAAAGAAGAAGCAGAACATTACTTCAAGATTTATTTCCCGCCTTATAAATTTAGACAGGACAACAGAAGTATTACTATTGACCACGAGAATAACGCCATTAATAACGCGCTATCATCCATTAAGGGTTACAGCAATATTGTTGCCGAAGAATTATATACAGCCAGCGCTTATCACGATTTTATTAGCGTGTTGACATATCTGGATGGCGTGTCTATTAAATCAGCAAAGATTATACCGTTAATCAAAATAGGTTACTTTAGCGAGTTCGGTAACGAGAAAGCGTTGCTAAAGTTTATGGATTATTGGGATATGCTCAAGCAAGGCAATGCAAAGCAAATATCCAAAGACAAGGTTGATGACATCATAGGAAAATATTCAGCATATTATGGTAACGACAAGAATAAAGACGGTTCTGAATCAAAATCGTGGAAGTTAGATGCGGACAGAATGCCCGACTTCCTTCAGGACATTCTGCAAGATTGCGTTGATAACATTCCGGCTCCGACGTACAAAGAAAGAATGGCTTGGCAACAAGAAATTTTAGGATATATTGAACTCACTACTGGCAAGAAAGAAGATACTAAAAAGATTTTGGTACTTGACGTTAAGCCCTTAATCGGCCAGTATTCTCCTAATCCTTGGTGTTATAAGGTTGACACTCGATCCATAGGCACTGGAAGAAGCGCTACACTCAATGTGGATGCAAGGACGTGGGAGGCTTACGGTCCATTAAAGTGCTTTGACATAGTAAACGTCGGCCGTCTGGCTAAGAACAAAAAAGGTTATTGGTATATGTATGATTACAGAAAGGTGGCAGAATGAATTTATTTGACAAAGATTCCCGAGAAACAATCGAAATTATTTTAGCAAGAAGAAAAAAAGCATTCGAAGACTTTCTCTCAAACAGCGGATGTCACGATTGCCCCAAGATAATGCACTGCCAAAGAAATGAATTTGAAGCAGAATGGTGTTCTCGTTTTGCTGATTTTTATAACGAGGAATATGGCAAGAATGGAAGGAGATAGAATGAAAAGAAATTACAAAGACGAACCAGTTGTAGAGCTTGTGTTTGAAATGAAAGACGGAATGACATATCACGCTTTCGGTACGCCGATCCGCGAAGAAATAGGATTCTTGAGTGATATATGCCTGCTCTGGACGAAAGATGAATTTATGCGATTACCGATCAAGCAAAGAATGGTGTTGCCGTTTGCGTTTTATCTGCCGCATTCAGACTTATCCTTTAAAAGTGATGGCGGTTTTATAAGCATATTCAGGAATAATAATCTTTTATTTATGCTTAACCGCAACGAAATCAAAAGAATTATATCAGGCATAAACGACTGTCTTGTTGACTTTCGTGAACAAACGTGATATATTAACCATACGAGTGAGAAGATAAAGGAGAACAAATGCTTCACGAAATCAAAATCACGGAAGAACAATACAACCACATAGAATCTATCAGGTATGACCTACCTCAAAAATTCCGATACGTCTCAAAAATATTATCCCCAAAGTACAAGATAACAGAAGAAACAACCTTTATCACATATAAAGACCTGTGGCACTTCTATCTTGTGTTTGAGTGTGATATTAATGAGCCTGCTAAAACGGACGAGACTGAAAAGAAAAAGGAGAACGACGTATGAGTTTTGTAGAAGATTTAATTTCTGAAATGAACAAAGTCAAAGTCTATGACGTAGTAGACAATGACAAGCCTATCAAAACGATAGAATGTAGTGTCGTATGCGACATCATCACGGTACTTTTAGACAAGTACGGAATTGGGGTGGACAATGATTTACATGGATAATGCAGCCACCAATATGGGCAACATAGGAATTTTTAATATCAACAGTCCGTATGCGGACAATAGTGAATTTGAAAACGCAAGAAAGCGCATAGCAAATTGTTTGAAATTAAAAGCAGAAAATATTTATTTTACTTCCGGCGGTTGTGAAGCAAACTCGTGGGCATTGCAAAGATGCGGTTGCAAAACAATTATTACAACCAAAATCGAGCATCCCTCTGTACTGAAATGTTGTGAGTGGTTAAGTAAGAACGGATATAATGTCATTTATCTTGACGTTGACAGATATGGCAGAATTGATGTGCTTGAACTTGACCGAACTTTATCGAAGATTACATTAGCGCCTACGCTCGTTTCGATTATGGCAGTCAATAATGAGATAGGTACGGTTCAGGACTTGAAGGCCATTAGAAAAGTTATTGATTATCACAACGAATTGCGACAAAGAGCAAGTACAGAAACGGGGACCAATTTCTGTGAGCCTATTTATTTTCACTCGGATTGCGTACAAGCAATAGGACATTTAAAACTTCCTTACGACTGTTTGGATATGTTCTCTGCTTCGGGCCATAAATTTGGTTTTAATTTCGGTGTTGGCTTTTTATATAGCCGAATCCCCATTCAGCCATTGATATTCGGTGGTTCACAAGAGAAAGGCTTAAGGGGAGGCACATCAAATGCAAAAGCCGTAATCGAAATGGCAGACAGCCTGACAGACAACTACCAGAACGGTAAGAGACTTCGCAAGGATGAAGAGCTTGTTGCGTACTTAAGGACATCCCTTCAGAAATTCGACGTAGTATTTAATACTCCACCGCATTGTTTATCAAGTATATTATCTGTTTCTTTTAAAAATATTGATTCAGAAAAATTAATGATGTTCTTAAAGGATTTCGACATATTTGTTTCAGCAGGCAGTGCTTGTGCCGCGGATCACAAAGAACCATCGCATGTACTCAAGGCTATCGGAGTTCCTAAAGATTATATCCACGGAACAATCCGTTTCTCGCTTTCGTCAAAACTTACTTCAAAAGAAGATATTGACCAAGTGATGAGCCTAATAAAACAGTTTTTGGAGAATCAATAATGAAAAGAATTGACAAATTTAATCTCGTCTTACACGAAATACAATCCATCTTAACAATTATATTTCTTTTCTTGGGTGGGTTGTTCTTCACATTAGAGATAACAATGCTTATCCAAATGGATAAACAAGAGCAACCGATAGTGATAGACGAGACAGAAGAAGTCATTGAAGAAATCGTTGTCGACGAACCAGTAGTGGTAGAAATACCACCTACGAGAGAAGAATTGATGTTTGAAGACTTCGAAGCATTGACTCAAATTGAGGATAAAAAGGATTGGTATCTTGCTTATAAAGGTTTCCTTGAGGACTATCCCGAGTATGACCGGGGTTCAACGCTTTATGACAGATACAACGACGATGAGATTTATTTGATGGAACGAGTTATAGAAACCGAAACATACGGCTGTGACTTTGAAGCCAAATCTCACGTAGCAAGTGTTATCTTAAACCGCATTGAAGGAGATAATAATTTCTCCAACGATGCAACAACAGTTTGTACTTCTCCTAACCAGTTCGTTTACGGAAGAAAACAAATATCGGAAGATACAATACTTGCTCTGGAATATGCTGCCGAGATAGAGGACACTGCTCAAGGTGCTCTGTACTTTAACAGTATGGAACCGATGGACTCTTGGAACGGCAGGGAAAGAAAGTTTACAGACCACGTAGGTCACTCATTTTATTAATATGGGTACGGCTGTAATAATAATACTATTACTTGTTATAGTGGTAGTTTTATTCTGCGACGATTGGAGAAAGAGAAAATGAACATACTGTATTGTGGAGTAAAACAAGAAATTAAAAAACTTGCGGAAGAGATTCATAGCAGGTTCGATTATAACGGCGAATATGTTGAAAGTGCAGAATTGTCGACCAGTATCAAAAAGCTGAGGAGGGCGATAAGTCGAAATGATATTCTAATAATTGACTTGAGTTTTATATCTTCGACAACTGCAATCCTAATTGCTCTTGCAGAAGAACATAACTTAGAAATTATAGGCTATTATTTACAAGAACCTCCACAGAAGACGCGATACTCTGATGTATGTGATGCCATACTAAACGTCGACGACATAGTAGATTATATTGAATGAGGTAAACATTGTGGATTTAATAGAAAAAGAATTTGATTTTTGCGGGTATCATTGCTTGATTACTTTTACAGAAGTAGGATATAGATGTGGATATGTTGTAATACCCGACAATGATTATTTTTACGGAAAAAATTTTTATGACATTAACGATACAAAAAAATTACCAATACCATTGTCCTATGCGGGCCGAACATTTCCACGGCAAGATGGCAATTATTGGATAGGATTCACTTGTGATAACAAAGGCGATAAGCCCGACACAAACAGAGTAAAAGAAATATGGGGAGATAAGGCGATGGTGTTAACCTTTTTGAATATGCAAAAGCTCCCCGTACTTCCAAAAGACGGAACGATCAGAACGACGGAATATGTCGAGGATAAGTTAAAGCAGTTAGTATTGGAGATTAAGAGATGCAATACGGAGACAGAATCCCGGAACTAAATTTTAAAATGCTTAATTATTCAGAGGAACGCTTAAAGAATTTAAGATTTCACAGAGTGTTAGATTCCCCTGAAATGTTTTATATTAAGTTTCCAGTAGACTTATTGACTGCGAGGATTGTTGTAAATACAAAAAACGGCGAAGTCAATTGTTATTTATACGGACAAACTGGAGAATTATATCAGGCATTCTTTACGCATAGCACCAATACCGATAGTTATATTTTTAAAATCAACAAATTATATGTTGAAGAATTGAAGAAGTTTGGAATAAAGGAGATAGAAAATGGCAAACACAGCAAAAAGAGAATGGAAACAGAGTGATTTCAGATTAAACAAAAAGGGCAAGCCTTTTCTCGTAAGAGAAGACAGGTCAGGCTATCAGCCTACGGAAGTTAAACGCAAAGAAGAAATAGACAAACCCAAGAAAACAGATTTCGAAATCATAAGGAGAGAACAAATGGATGTAACGTATGCAGTATTAAAATTCAAGAAACTTAAGGATGACGCAGAATTGCCGATGAAACCTACATTCGGCAGCGCGGGATATGATGTTATCGCTTGTGCGGATGAAATTATCACCATTCAGCCCGGCGAAACAGTAATGATTCCCACTGGTCTTACGGCATCCTTCAGGAAAGAATTTGTCGGTCTGCTCTATTCAAAGGACACTATGGCGACTAAATACGGTCTTGTTATTGCTCAGGGCGTTGCAGTCATAGATTCAGACTGTCGCACTGAATGGAAAGTCCCGATTAAGAATATATCTGACAAGCCTCAATTAATTCGTTCTGGCGACAGAATTGCTCAGTTATTGGTACAGCCCGTATGTAGAGTGAAGATGTTTGAAGTAGATGACTTAAACCGCACTCCTTATAACAGATACAACGGAGGCGAAAATGAAGATGAGTAATGACGATATTAGAATTGATGACGTGTCTGTTGAAACGCTGCATTCCCCCACACATGAAATCATTAAGTTTAAATGGACCGGGAATTTAGGTTTCGGAGAATATACTCTTTATGAAGACCACGGAATATGGCGAGCAGATTCCGAACATATGGATGCATACGATTTGAATAAAACATTTTTAAAACAACTTTTAAATAAATTTGCTGACACGGTAGACGTGGTAAGCTGAAAGGAAGTAAAGGATATGGAATTTTTAACAATCGAAGAAGTTCAACAAATCTTAAGAATAGGCAAGAACTCCGCTTACGATTTATGTAAACGCGAAGACTTCCCCTGCGTTAAGATAGGACGCTCTTACAGAGTTCCGAAAAAAGACTTTGAAGAGTGGTTAAGTAAACAGACTTGCAAGAAGGAGTAATTATGGAATATGTATTGCGCTGAAATCGGTTATCTAATGGCTCTTGTTAAGAAACTCGTTGATAAAAAAGACTATGATACCATATTAAAAACGATGGATAAATATAATCAGAAGTACCGCGAACAATGTTCAACAGACACAAAAGAATAAAAGCAAAAAATCCCCCGAGAAATCGGGGGTATTTTTTTAATAGTGAATGATTTCATAGAAGTACCAGTCGGTGTCTTCTTCACACGTTGCATTGGGATAGTCTTTATAATAGACCGCTTCATGCCAGATGTATTCGTCTTGGAAACGATAATGGAATAATCCACCGTGATTATATTGTGGCCAATAAGGTTCATCTTGCATAACATCTTTAGCGGATTTATATGACTCATAAGTCGTATATTCCAGACCGCCTAAGATGCCTCTGATTGCACTATACTGCCAATAGGATTCATCACACACATCGTTGGGTATTCTAAAATAACCAATAGGTATTCCAAAATCAAACGACTGCCAGTCTTCGTGGCTCCAAGGAAGGTCTTCGTAATGAACACCGCTCGGTGTTTTTCCTGAAGTATTTATAGCATTTGCCAAAGATATTACTGATGTCGAATAAGAGTTATGTGTGAGAACATTCACATTAACCACTTTCGTTCCTTGGAACGCCCTTTCATAACCCCATTCTTTAATAGTGCTTGGTATTACTGCCTCATCTACATAATAATTACGACATTCGTCAAACACAAAAGAACAATCAGAAACACCTTCAGGAATTGTGGTAGGAACATTATAATTATGACACCATTTAAACATATTGCTTATATTCTCAACCGAAGACGGCAGTACAATGTTCTGGTTTAAACTGTCGCAAGAAGAAAACATACCTGACGTATTTACGCAGCCAGATGGTATTTGAATATTATAATTGAGCCTATAACAACCATCAAAACATCTCGCCAATTGTTTGACTGTCGACGGTATCGTGATATTTTGATTAAGATTACTGCAAGAAGCGAACGTCCCCTGCATTTCAATCGTTCCTTCAGGAAAAGAAATATTCTGATTAAAGGACATATAACACGAAGAAAATGTTCCATCGGCAAATTTAAGATTGCTCGGCATTATAACGTTGTAATTAAAATTGTAGCACCCCGCAAATGTACTCATTAAAGCCTCTATGCTGCTGTCAAATGATACCGGGGCGTTGAAATTACCACATCCATAAAAGATTAATGCGCCATTGCAATTTGTAACGGCAGTATCACCATTCCAACCATAAGCATTTTCTGCATTCCCATATACATAGTCAGGATAATATTCTGTTGTGTAATAAGGGATTGAAAACGGCTGGCTTAAATTGTTGCACGATGCAAATATTCTGGTTATACGGGACTGCGACGGGAGTTGTATGGATTGATTAAAATTGTAGCAATATGTAAACATTTCATACGCATCAACGCCATTAGGAATCTTGATGTTTTGGTTTAAGTTTTCACAGCTCATAAACATCTCGTAGCAATTCCGGGCGTTGGATGGTATTCTGATGTTCTGATTAAGATTTCCGCAATACGCAAAACACATATATAAATTTTGCACGCTGTCAGGCAAAAGAATATTTTGATTTAACCGATAATCATATTCAAAAGTATAAGGCATACTCGTAGGGGAGACGCCGTGGAATATGACATTTCCATTAAATCCATACATCGAATAAAATGCCCACGCAAAATTGCCTTGTCCGTATTGGTAATTGTTTGTATAAACGTGAATATCGCCATTGTATTCTTGATAATTGTAGTTATCATCTCTATAACCATTTACCAAATAATACCAACTATTGCAACCCGCAGGAATATTAATATCCTGCTGATATTTGGCGCAATTATAAAACATACAGTCCATTACATTTACCGAGCCATAAGGATCGATGTGAATCGGACTGTTTAAATTACTACAGTTATTAAACATTCCATAGCAGTTCCTTACATCGCTTGGAATCCTAAACGGCGCATTATAATTATTACAATAAGCAAAAGTATTTCTGGCATCGTTATATTTCCATCCGACGCCAGAAGATAAACTCAGAGAGAAAGGAACACCTAACTCTCTGAAATCATTCAATATACTTGACATAAGTGCTCCTTCCTACTCGTGATAACCGTCTAACATTACAGGATAACCCAACAATGTTGACGGTATTAAAACATCATAATTTCCGAAATATGCATACCATTCATTCGCCTTTACTCTGGTAATATAGCATATATCATCCTCGATATAATACTCAAAGAACCTTGCATAATCAAAAGCATCTCTCTTATACCATATTCCCGACATCTTCAATATAGATATTTCATATATCGAATTAGGCTCAAATGTAGGCGGGCCGTTAAGCCATGTCAAACTTCGAGGAGATGTCTCGGGATATTTCAAGAATGTGACTTGCGGTACGGATTCGCCAAAGGTCAACACAAAGTATGTGTGACCTTCAGCACGAACACGTAATACGGTGCTTTCTGTAATTGTCATATAATGCAAGGAAGACTCTCTCGCCATAATCTCGTCAATCGCATCCTGAGTGTTGGTTGCATCCAGTTTCTCGTTGGAAACCGTGATACGAGTGGCGGTCAGATTATCAAACACTTGCTGTTGAACATCAGGATATGCAGCATCGAGTTTTTCCATATTTTCATTGTGCGTATCCAAGTTCCAATACTTACTTCCCAGAGGAAGTTTTAAATTCAAATTAGGGGTATAATTAGCCATAAAACTTCCTCCTTAAATAAAGTTAAGTAAGCAAGTATATTTAGGAGGGACTTCAGAGCCGGGAGCAAGATTTGCCCAATCCCAATATAAATATACTATGCAGTTATTCGTGCCTGTATATGTTCCAGCCCAACTAAAGTACGGAGTTCCATTAGAGTTAAAATTCTGAACGTAGTCTTGATAATTACAAGGACCCCAGATGCCTCGGAAATTTCCTGAAACATATCCATCGCTTGCTCCAAAGAGCCAAGCGGCATTGGATGGACTCGGTCCTCCTGCTCCTTCTATTGTGTGAAAACAAATCTCAACATTGTATTCGTAATTATAGGTTCGGTAAGGGTAATAAGTTTGCGTAAAATTATACCATACCGTTGCATTATTGAGCATATTAATATGAAACAATGTGTCTCCATAAGATACCACACGACCATATTCATCACACTGAGCTGGGGTTAAGCCAGTTACATCAGGACTATAAAGCAATGGGTCTCTACGTGGTATAGGTTTGAAAAGACCACCATTAACCAAGTCATAAAAATCCAATACGTCTGCCTGTATGGTTATGTTTCGTATTTTTGTGTTCTGGCACGCACGGAAAATTCGGTTACAATTAGGACCAAACACAACTTCGGGAATATGCAAATTGCAAGAATTTAAAAATACATTTCTGGCATTGCGAAGATTAGTAAGAGGCAGTGTAATGTGCTGATTTAAATTTCTACAGTTCTCAAACATTCCGTTGACTTCTATAACAGATTCTGGTATCTGAATGTTTTGGTTGAGACTGTGACAATTTTGGAACATATTTACGCATCGCTCCAAAGTGCTTGGCAATCCAATATTCTGGTTGAAAGCATCACAATATGAAAACATATAGGAACTGTCTATTAAATTCGCACTTAAATGTATATTCTGATTGAGATTATCGCAATCATAAAAACAAGAGGTTGCATACGTGACAGTGTCTGGTATATAAATATTTTGGTCAAGACTCGAACAATGAGAAAACGCCGAGTACATTTGTTCTACTCCCACTGGTATTTGTAAATTTTGATTGAATCTTGAACAATAACTAAAAGTTCCATCCATCCTTTTTAACGAACTCGGCAGTGTTAACAATGTATTAAAATTATAACAACTGCTGAAGGTGGATTGCATAGTCTCCACGCTGCTTGGTAAACCAATAACGCAGTTCAGATTGACACAATCCTCAAAAGTTGCCCACAAATTTTCAACACCTTCAGGAAACGAAATAGGATAATTAAAATTGCGACAGTTTCCTAATACTGAACCAATGCCCAGCCATCCTGATTCAAACACAACATCTGAATTAAAACTCGGACATGATGAAAACAACCCATTGGAGTTCCAAATGTGGTCAGATGAACTACTACCCCTGCACACAGGAACAAAAAACGGCTTATTCAAATGATTACAATCAGAAAACATATAAGTAATGTCCGAATTGCGAGGAATCGGGACGGTCACATTAAGGTTATTACAGTAACAAAAACAATAAGCAGCGTTGATATTATCTGGCATTACAATCGCTCGGTTAAAATTACTGCATCCATAAAAACAACTATACATACAATTAACAGTATCTGGAATTTGTATATTTCGATTTAAGTTGTTACAACCGTAAAACGCACTAGACATATTCTGAGGATGAGTACCATCCATAAAACGAATATTGCCATTAAATCCACTCATATAAGAAAAGGCATAACTGTAGTTGTTAGGCTCTCCAGTTCCAGTAGTCGCATACACATTTACATTGGCGGCATAATTGCTACAGCCGTTTAATATATAACCATATGCTATTGCGCTCTCAGGAATATTTATGTCTTGATTGAAGTTAATACAATTAGAGAACATATAGTTCAATGCTCGCAAATTCTGATGATGTGGGTCTATAGATATAGGTGCATTAAGATTTTGACATTCATAGAACATATCCATCGAAGACATAACACAATCGGGAACAGCAAACGGAGCATTGTAGTTTCTGCAATTCGCAAAAATCCACTCTGCTCTATTGGAAACTATATGCGATTGGTAATCATAATAACCAGTAAACCCGACATTGCTTCCCAGATTCATAGAGAAACTATCTTGATTTAAGTTATCAATAAAATAGCCCATAGTTAGTCCTCCTTTCTACCAGTCCCACATATCTGTGACTATCACAACGGGATAGCCATCTAATGTGTCTGGAATATAAATATCTAAATTGCCAAAAGCCGCCAACCATTCATCTCTTTTAACAGACGTCACCCACGCCTTGCCTTCTTCGATAGTGTAATTAAAGAAGTTTTCATAAGCGGGAGGCATAACCAATTTTATTAATCGTCTTCTTAAAAGATTCAGTTGCGCACTCATATATTTATTATCAGCCATTATCTTCTCTTAAACCACATACAATCCAACCTTAAGAAAGATAATTCATAAGTCGAATTAGGCTGGAATGACGGGTGTCCTCCTTCCCATCTAAAATCTATACCCGAATCGGGCAACGACTGTACAAAATTAACTGTCGGCACAGTCTCGCCAAAATGTAAAATTAAATATATGTGTGCCCACGTAGCAATAGTCAATGTGATGTTCTGGTCTACATAGACTTCGTAAGTATTACCGTCTATAAGTGTACCAGCCAAACCATCAATTGCATCTTGCACATTTGTCGCATCGAGGCCGCTTTCTGTATTATCGTATCTAACCAGCTCTCCCGGAATCGGTGCTGAACCGCCTTGAGGATCGGTAAGTAATGCATATGCATCATCCAAGATGCGCATATTTCTATTCCAAGTGCTGATATTAAAGTTTTCTGATTCTGCGGGTAATATTAACCCTAAGTTCGGACTTGTCTTTGCCATTATATTTCTCCTTTCATTTAGAATCTATGTAAAACAAAAAGAGAGCCGAAGCTCTCTAATTGTAATGTTTCCATTATTTTTCGATTGAACGGATTGCCTCCATAAATGCACGGCGTTCTGCTTCCGTTGAAGCGTTTTCCATCATTCTTTCAAGTTCTGCAATCTTTTCTTCTTTGCTATGACGTGCGTATCTGCCATAAGCATACCCACCATTACGACCTCTGGAATATCCATCGTCGTTATAATCTTTCATAGCCTTAATTGTTTCGATATAGTTCATAGTCTTTACGGCTTTATAAACATTATCGAGTTCTGTTGGAGTGAGTTCTCCCTTTTTGACTACCTGACCAACTTCGTCTTCGAGCAGGTAACATAAATCTGTCAGTACGTGCATAATTAGTTCCTCCCGTAAGCAAAACCAGTTGTGGTTGTTGTAGGAGATAAGAACTGTTCAAGAAGAGTTGTCTGTCTGGCATTGTCTGCTATAATCTGAGCCGTCTGAGCCGTCTGAGATGCAGATAAATTAGCCATATTGAGTTGGTTCTGAAGTTCAAGAATTTTTTCATTCTTTGCATCCAAGCGGTCTTGACACATCATGTCGAGGATACGCTGGGTGTTGGCCGTATTTGCGGTAAGGACATCTCTGAGTGCGTTATTGACAGCGTTTCTGTCAGCACATCCTTCGTTCGCTACCGTAAACTTTAAATCGGCGATGGCTTCACGATTTGTGCAGCAACAATTTGCAAGCTGAGACGAGATGCCATTTAACTGGCCATTAAGAGCCTGACTGTCTGCAAATCTTTGATTCATACTTGCGATTTGATTCTCGTACGAAGTCTGCATAGAGTTCATAGCACGGTTGCAATCAGCAACTTCTGCATTCGCAAAGCCGGATGTGAGTGATGTCTGGATTCCACTAAGCTGCGAAGATAATCCCGCATCTGCAAAACCTCTGTTGACATCGTTCTGGGTTGCCGTGTTCCACATATACGGAAGGACTGCTTCGTTTCCACCGTAACCGCCAAAGCCACCGAAACCTCCCATAAAAGCAAAGAGGAAGAGGACGATGAGCCAAGAGCCGTCACCACCGAAACCACCAAAGCCGCCATTACCCATAGGTGCAACAGGCATTACTGTTGTGTTTTCTGATAACATTAAATGCTCCTTTCTACCATTTCGGTTAGTGGCCTATCTCCAAACGATAGGTCAGTTTGTATTTACAACTTTTGCGCAAAGTAGTTGTCAGATGTTGAAACCGAACATTCGTGCCTTTTGAAGTATCTGGTTAATACCGCTTGATTGTAATTGTCCGCTGGAAATCAAATATTGATACGCCTGTTGCGGATTATTCATATACTCTTGTGGAATATTAACTTTCTTTTCTGCCAGATACTGCATAGGGTTCTGTTGAAATCTATTAAATTCACTCATTATATTGTTACTTTGTGTGGACTGATAAAGATTATTTGGCATCTTTCTTCTCCTTTCTCAACGCATCTAATTTCTCGTTGATTGAAGCGATAGCATTGTCAAATGCACTTCTCTCTACATAAGTAACTTCTTCAGTACATCTCTCGATATAATCATAGACCTTTAAAGGAAGGGGTTTACCCATCACATCAACCGACTTAATATAAAAAGTCTGGTCTTCTGAATCGAAAATCGGTACCGTGTTGCCGGGTGCGACGGGGTAGGATTTTGCACCTGCCTCGCCACAACACCAGTTCATTGTGCTTTGATAATTATACATATGATTATTCCTCCGAAAAATAATATAACGGTACTTCATCACCACAATCATACGTGTCATAATAATTCCCGTTAACAACAGAAACTACATGGCCGTCCAGATATAAGATGAATTTACCATTTGGGTTATCTTTACAGAAGTCTTTTACGGTATAACAGTCAGGACAAGTGTTCGGGATAATATGTCTTTTATATCCGCTTTGTTTAAGATATGCACCCCAAACATTATTGCTCGATGGCATATCCTTTAATATTCTGCCTAAACGCGTTACATTGTCGTACACATCTACCCAGTCCATATCCAGAGTATTTGCTATGGCTCTTATGACGCAATCGCCTGCGTGTTTATTGTATGGATTTAGGTTTTGATAAATATACATTCCGCTTACCTCTGTTGGAATAATCATACAACAAAAAGGAACACTATGATTTACAAAGTTCTTGTATAGTTTTAATAACAAATTTGTAAAAAACTTGCAAGAAATTTACACCAGTGGTACGAATTTAATCTTCGCCCCTGAGGTTTTTGATACATATTCACATTTCATACCACATTTAACAAACACTTCTTTAGAGTGTATATCTATGTGTGGCTGCTTCTCAAATTCAAAGAAAGATTTCCCACTTGCTCCATAGATATTTACCTTGGCGCATTCATTTTCAGCTTCAAACTCAAGCATCAAATAACCATCTGTCGGAAATGTAAATGTATCTGTTATCTCTACTATCTTACCAAAGTCATTATTCTTTACATCGGGCTTATTATCCCAATAAAACATATCTTCGTCCGTAATAGACATAGTTACAAAAGGCAGTTCAGATACTGGCCTAATGCCGTCCCCGATTTTTATTCTCGGTATATCTCCATAATGGTCATCTGTTCTATAATCTAAAAAGACATATAGAACACCTTGGCTTGATAAATAATCGGGTATTTTTGTCCATTCCGACATTGTGTGTGCCACGATACATCTTCCGCAACCGCCATTTAACTGTCCAGTATTAGACGGAAGCGATACGTGAGCCACTAAAACATCAAATATCTTACTTCGTATTCTCTTTAAATCATTAGCAACCGTCGACGACGATATGTTTAATTGATCCGCTATTTGAAAATCAAGATGCTCTGAAGCTTTGAGTTCAAATATCTGAGATTCTCGTTCCGTAAAATTACATTCCTTGCGGAATAAATCTTTTTGATATGGCGAAAAATCGTGTATCTTCATCCTTTTAATCCTTTCACTTAAATGCGGGGACGCCGATTAAACGCCCCCGCCGATCAATTATTCTTCTTCGGGTTCAGGTGTTACTACGGGATGAGCATACATTCTGTATTCCTGTTCAACACCTTCGCTTGTTAAGATTACCGCACCGTGTGACTCTACTGTAGAAACAGCCGCCGCCGCAAGGATGTTATGGTAAGCATTCTGTGCAGCGAGATAGGTGTCATAAACATTAACAATAGTTGCTACTGTACCAGCATTATTCTGGATTTCCATTACAATGTACTTCATTTTAGTTACCTCCATTTAACATTGCTTTTATTTGTGCGAGTTCGTTCTTTAACTCGTCAAGTTCGGTTCTTAAATCATTGATTTCTTCTTGCTGAAGTTGAACTGTCTTAATGACGGCGGGAATAAATTCTTCATAGCGAAGACCGTATGAGTATTCACCCTCGACTGGCATGGCGTCATCAATTATTTTTCCGTCTACCTCTCTTTTGAACGGAACTGTCTTTTGGTCTTTACAGAATCCTGCAAAGTCCATAGGTGTCATGCCGAGTTCTTCCATTTCTTCTTCAACATCTTGGGCAATCATACCATAGTGAGTTCTACCACTTTCTCCGTCTTTAAATTTATATGATACTGGATTAAGTGCCATAATGAAATCTTTTGCGGTTTCATCCAATGGAACTATGTCTTTCTTTTCATTACGGTCTGATGTGTTGATGGAACCAGTTTGAGCATAAACAGTTGTCCACAAATAACTGGCAGAACCGAGTCTAAGTTTTTTCGTAACAGCAGGAGCAAAACTCCAAGCACTCTCTCTTACTGATAAGTAAACATAGTAATCAGTTTCATTTGATGCCCAAAGGACTAATCGCTGATTAGTTCCTCCGTTTAAACCTCCATATTTAAACTTTAATAAACTACTGTCGAAAGTGGCAACTTCATTTCCATTACCGTCAATCAAATACATGGTACAAAAATCTCTGCCCAAGGTTAATTTCATTCCTCCTTCGTTTGCTGTTACTTGACTTGCGGTAGTTGAGAAATGTGTAGTAGACATTGGATATAAAGTAGTCGCAGTATTTCCTACAGTCGGTCTCTTAGATTCAACATATTTATCTGTAAAAACTGCATTAGAAGGAACACTTGTACCTAAAGTAAAACCATTACAAGAAGTAGCGCTACCGTTAGCGTCTCCCTCGGCAAGTCTATTCCACGTTGCAGACTCAATGCTTGTGTTTGCCGTATTTCTTCTCCACCAAACTCCATTGCCGTCTCTTGTTGCAATTGCTAATTGGGAAGTCCAGTTGGTTGAAGCCGTTGAACCGATAGTAGCATCATTCCAGTCCATAGATAAAACGTGCCACCATTTACCCGCAGTAGGTAAGGTAGGACTACCAGCCTGACCGCTGCTAAGCATTGCCGCCCAATAACCAGCAGTATTAGTGGACATTGATACCCCTCTTAATACTTGGAATAAACCGTTGGCATTGTTGTTGAGATACAATATAGGTCTCCAACTGTCCCAAGAGCCAGAGTTCTTACGCCTCAACCATACATTATTGCTTGTTTCTCCAATAGCAAGTTGCACCGCATAATTTGTATCTCCGCCCATAGCACCAAATACATAATAATAAGCATTATCTGGTACATTTGATGCAGTATTATAATATTCTTTTATAGCAAAACTATTAGTATTGGACACTAAGCTGTTTACATTTGCACCAGAACGCTCGACATTTAATATCTCCGCTTTGCCAGAAATATTTATGGGTTGTTTTCCGTCTGTTCTTAAAGAATACTTCGTACCGTCAGAAGTGCTAACCAAATAAGAGCCAGCAGGCAAAGTATAGTTACTTGCACTTGAAGCCTGCCCATCAATGTATAACGTCTTTGCACCAGTAGAATTTACATTCAGAGTAATCTCGCCAGCATAAGTATTTGCATTAACTAAAGTTAACATAAATATTTGATTAGCCGTATTTGTATAGCCAGTCAACTGAACAACTTTAGCCGCAGTTCCACCAGCCGTATCACAATAACCACTCGGTATAGTATCTGTACCAGTTGCGTGATTCCAAGTGTACTTCTCACCAGTAGTTACCAACGACAAATCTGTACCACCTTGAGCCTCTTGTTCGGAAGTATAAGTTGTATCTGTTGCAGATATAGTAATCTTATCATTAGTTGCATCTGGTGTAAGAGTTACATTATTTCCAGCAACTAATTCAAGCGTATCTGTTTTACTGTCTGCCTGAATAGTTGTGCTACCTACTTTAACATTAGAGAAAGCATTTTGGTTTACTTCTGCCGTCGTTGAGATAACGTGTGTGCTTGGATCGACAGAAATTGCACCAGTACCTGTATATGTTGTATCTGTGAATTGAGCATTAGCGGGTACATCTGAATTAACCGTGTGGCCATTAACTGTACTTGCGTCTGAACAATGTAAAGCAGTATCAACTATCTCAACTAATTTTGAGCCGTCATACTTATACCAAGGGTTGTGTTCGAGCAATGATATTCTACAGTTCGAGGTTGTACTATCATAACAACCACCGACTAATACATACACTTTATCTGTTGCAGTAGGTGTTTGTGTCCACCAAGTCTGATCAAGGTAGAATAATCCATCTGTCGAATTAATGGTGCCCACAAGATAAATAGGTGCATACGGAGTCAAACTGTTTGCCGTAAGAGTTACATTAAAGCAATATCTGGCATCAAATAGGTTTCCTTGCATACTTCTAATGTGTCCCCAGCTTGTAATATTCGTATTAGCATTATAGTTGCCAGATGAATAATAAATCGTGCCACCAACTCTAAATCCATTAGTATTGGCAAGTTTTGTATTTGCCGTAGTTCTGTTTGCATTAGTCGCCGTACCATCAGAAGCAGTACAAATATTCTGATATGTGCCATTACCATCTTGCATCACAAGAGAGCCATTCCATATACCTTGTACTCCAGTTTTCAAGTTGAAATACGCCATAATATTATCTACATTATCACTATCACCAGTCTCTTGGAGTCCACTAGAAGTGCCATTTAAGTCCGAATACGCACTATAGTTAGTTGAACCCGAGCCGGGAACATTTGCATAAGGTGTCATACTATCAAAGAATGTGAATGCACAATCTTGAACTTCAAGAATATCAATAGTAATTGTTCTTGAGTTCGCCGCAACCGTTCTGTTCCAAGCCGATTGAAGTCTCACACCCAATAAATGACCATACTGGTTTGTTATACCAGCAGACGTAGCCCTGTAAAATTCATTATTGTGTTGTGCCAAATAATTTCCATTTGCAATAGTATTAAAGGATGAATAAGCAAGCAATGAAGATTGCGTACCACAAACCCATACATCACAGATAGTTTTAGAATCACTTCTACCAGCGGCAATACTTGTTATTTTATAATGAATTTTAAAAATAGTATAATAATCTGTGGGTTGTATCTTACCATAAAAGAACCATCCGCCAGCAAAATTATCCGCTGTCGCTATGACATTTGTAAAAGTCTTACTCATAATAGGAGTTAAATCTCCGTAATGTTGAGCAAAATCTTCGAATGTTCCTTTCGGTGTTAACGCCTTATTAGTTGTACTTCCGTCAAATGACACGGAAGTTCTTGCAACCTTGTTGCTATCTGAACTATCTGTAACAACAAGTTTATCTCCACTGGCTACTGTAATATCATTTGTCTGCAAAGCACCACCATTAGTAATGTTTCCGTGTGTATGACTTGTAGGTGTACGAGAGTCACTTAATCGTGTATCGTTGCCCATAACAACTTGTGTTGTACTTGCATTACCACTTGTAGGAACATCCTTTGTTGATGCCGTACCTAATCCACTTACTTGTGTATTTGCGATTGCAATATCACTAAAGGTTGCAGATATTTGACCATTTGTTTCCGATAACGCAGTAACTGTTTTACTTGTACTCGGGGTGCCTATTGTTCCACCGTCAAGGGCATTTATTGCACTTGTAATATCGCTTGCTTTGGCAAATGACTCAAATGTTCCTTTAGGTGTAAGGGCCGTAGAAGTGGTTGATCCATCAAAGGAAACCGACGTCCGGGCCACTTTATTACTATCCGAACTGTCAGTAACTACTAACTTATCCCCACTTGCAATAGTAATATCGTTGGTTTGTAATGTACCACCGTTTTGAATATTGCCATGAGTATGTGAAGTAGGTGTTCTCGCATCGCTTAAACGTGAGTCATTACCTTGACATGCTGTGTTCGCATCACTACCGTAAGTCACATTAACGGATACTTTATTACCAGTTGCATTAAAGCCTACTGTTGTACCAGTACCATTAACAAAGTCTACAGCACCAGTAGATATGGCATTACCTAATTTCTCAGTGCCATTAACTTTGATATTTCTCCAAGTATCTGATGTTGTTTCATCGCCCGAAGGAATGAGTAACCAACTGTATGTTGAGCCAGACGGATTATATGATACAAATAAGTCACCGACTTTTGCGGACTGACTTGCGTACGTTCCATCTGTAATTACTTTGTAGGTATATCCTTCATTTGACGCTGAAGCAGTAGGCAGAGATGTAATTGTACCGCCCGTACCCAAAGTACCTTTCATTACCATAGGTTCGGGAAGATTTGCTATTGCAGTATATACCGCACCAGATGTAACTAAATCTGCACTTCCTGAAGTAACAGATGTTGTATAATTCTTACCTATTGCGTTACCTACCGCTGTACCATTAATATTTGTCACGTAAGCATTCAGCCACTTTTTGCTTGAACTACCTAAATTCATAGAGGAGTTCTCATTCGGTATTAAATCTCCATAAATACCATTACATCCACCTCTCGAAATGAATGTCTCGTTAACACCAGCCGAATTATAATTGATTAATCCAACCTGTGCTATTCTACCTGCACTATTATTCCAATTCTTTAGAACTACTCTTATTTGGTTAAAGCCCTGAACTGTACTTCCTCCAGAAGTGCTTGTGTGACTTACCGCACACCACCAATGTCCTCTTGCACTATTTGAAACTGTTGCTTTTTGAGTCCAAGTAGTTTCGGTATTGTTGTTTCTAACCAAAATTATAATATCTTTGGCTCTCCAGTTTGTTGCACCAAAATCAATATAAAATACATTTGAGTATGTGAACATTTTATGGCAAGTAATTTCAATAACATCTATCTCGTCCTGAGGTCTATTAACAGATGCATAAGTAGGAGAAGCATCAAACACCGCAGTTAGCGACGTAGATATTGCCGTACCACTAATGGTATCAGTTGTATAATCTGTAGCCGTAGTAGAATAAAAACTATAACTGCCACCCTTTTTAGTCAAGAATGCCAAATCGTTATTAATAAACGGAATAATTCCACCACCATTTTCAGGGTGGATATTGTGATATACTCTACTTTCAAGATAACCAGATGTTATCTTTTCAGGATTGAGATTAGCATTTACATTCGTTGCATTTAAGTTCTTAGCATATAGGTCACCCTCAACCTCAAACCAAGCACCCGCTGCATTACTTCCATCGCCAATAACTTTTAAACCATAAGGAGAACGATAGGAATCATAATCAGAGTAAATAATCTTTACGCCTTGCTGACCATTTTCGGAAAACGCAATTTGAGGGTTAGTTGAGTTATATGTCATTGTGGCAGTTGTGCCATAAGATATTCCTAAAGGTCCAGTCAAAGTACCGCCAGCTAAAGGTAATTTATCATCACCACTATTGTCTGTGAACACTGCATTGGCAGGAACATCTTTGGAGACTATATGACCGTTAGTTAATTCTACCAACTTACTACCATCATACTTATACCATTTGTTCTGTTCATAGAGGACTATTCTACAATAACTCGTAGTGCTATCATAACAAGCACCAACTAATACATAGATTTTGTTTGTGTCATTTGGCGTTTGCGTCCACCAAGTTTGGTCAAGATAATACAAACCATCGGTTGCATTGATAGTACCCACCAGATATAAAGAGGCATAAGGTGTTAATGAATTGGCCGTCAAGGTCGTATTAAAAGCATAGCGTGAATCAAACAAAGTTCCCAACATAGTATAAACGACCGCACTACCACTTATCTGAGTGTTGGCATTATAATTCGAATTGCAATAATATATAGGACTGCCAACTGTGAATCCGTGCGTGTTGGCAATCTTTGTCGTTGCAGTGGTTCTATTTGCCGAAGTAACAGTTCCATCAGAAGCAGTACAGATATTCTGATAAGTACCATTCCCGTCCTGCATGAACAATGAACCGCCCCATATGCCAACGGCACCAGTTTTACCAGAGAAATATTGTACTCTTTGATTTAATTCATTGTCATCGCCACTTTCTCTTAGACCTCTGTTGGTAGCATCCCAGTTGACAATACCGTTATAGTATGTAGTGCCAGCACCAGTCCAATTCACCCACTTTACAGGCGTCTCAAGGAACTCTACAGTACAGTTTTCACACTCATAATAATCAATTTCAAATGTTCTATAATATGCAGAACTTGTTCTATTGTCCGCATTGACAATATTTATACCAATAGCGTGACCATATCCCGCATCAAAGCCCGCCTTCTTTAAAAGATAACCTGATATGTAAGTATGAACTGTATTATATTTTTCATTCCAATTACAATATATTGCGCCATCAGACCTACCTGTTATTGTTGAATAAGTATAGTGTTTATAACCTGTATATGACGGACAATATGAATATACTTTAAACTTAATTGTCCAAGGTTTATACCAATCATCTGGTTTAACTGACATAAATAACCATGTTGCATCTTCATTTGTGTTCGCACTTGCATAATAACTTGTACTTGCATACGTTTTGCTAATAAGAGGTTTTAAGTCCTCATCGTGATGCCAATGAGAACTTAAAGAACCACTTTCATCCTTTAAATCATAGGTTGTATTATCGGGCAATTTGAGTTGTTTTATATTTGCCATTTAAAATACCCCCTTTTAACTTACTGTTATTGTCGCTGAATTACCATTAAATGTAGGTTGTGATACGTTACCAGTAGGAGTAACAGTACCTGCAATTTGAACCGCCGTACCCGAGAACGTAGGTTTGGAAACATTGCCTGTAGGCGTACCGCTTACGCTGATGGTTGCCTCGGTACCACCGAACTGCAAAGCGTTAGGAACTGCTATATTACCAGTTACAAGTCTTACACCGTTACCGCTAAATGTCGGGTCTGTAATTGTATTGATGCCTGTAGCCACGGTAGTTGCTGAACCAATTCCCGGAAGGGTTCCCGCGTTAAAGTTGCTGTTAGAAATTGTTAATACTTCTGTTACTGAATTTACCGTAAACACAGGGAATACAGTTGCCGAATCCCAAGTAGGTAATGCACCTTGTGATGTCATACCTTTAATACTCGTTGTATTAAGAGTGACTGCGGTTCCTGAACATACACCGCCCGGGGTATAAGTATTTGCACCGCTTGAAGCAACGCTAACTGCCGCCGTTTTGTTTTGATTGCCACTGATTGTTACATTGCCCGCAGGAGTATAAGAACCAGTGGAAGTTAAAGCATCGCCAGTAAATGTCGGTTTTGAAACATTACCGCTCGGCGTATAGTTACCGCTTGAGTTATTCGTAGCAGTAATCGTAACCGTGCTGGGATCACCAGTAAACGTAGGCTTAGAAACAGTACCTGAAGGAGTATAAGAACCTGAGGCAGTATTTTTATATGCCAAAGAACCTAATCCACTCAGGTCACCAAATTCTTGCCAGACGCTGCCATTAAAAATAAACTCTTTGCTACTGTAGTTCGCAATGTTACCCTTTTTGGCCGTAACGCTTTGACCTTCAATAACAATCGGGTTGGTTGACGCACCGTCCGTCAAAGGAGTGGTTGTAACTCCTAAATAATCTGTATATTGTTGTAATTCTGAAATTAAATCTCTCGCCCCTTGGTCGACTATGTCGTATGTATTACCACTGGGTAAAGTAATCTGTTTAATGTTAGGCATAATGTCCTCCTTACTCTGTTGTTAAAACGAGAATCTCATCTTCAAGTATTTGAGATTCATTACAAGATAATTTGCCATTCCAGAAAGTCTTTTCTGTTGTGTTTGTATGAATTGTTAAGTCATCAATATGATTCATTAACATAGATGTGTTGTCCGTTATAAACGGCATATCAATAAGATACGAAGCGCCGTCCCCCACTTTTAAAGCTGGTATTGGATCACCAGTATCGGGATTGTGGTCGTGGTCTGTATATACATAAATCGTATTCGCATCAGAAACTAATTGAGCCTGCGAGTTCCAGTTTGCTTCTGTATCTTTTAATATCTTTGGGATAATCGCATCTAGTCTTGTCTTAAACCTCTGCAAGTGAGGTTTATCTACTAATCCTAATCCCATAATAAACCTCCCTTATCGTAAGTCTTCGTCGCCGTATAAATCGCCATTTAAGAAACCACTCATATACTTGTAAGTCATCTTATCACACTCGCCCGGTTGACGTTTATAGAGTGAATAGAATGTGTACATCTGAATAGTTGTGGTTCCGTTTTCAAAATCGTGAGAAACGCTCTGTATAATATAATCATTCTTAATCTTAGAGCCTTTCTTCTTGTAGTCGATTTTCATATAAGGCTTAGCAAACGGCATAAGTTTAGTTGTAATCGTTATGTTGTCTGTTAATCTTGAGTTTTTCCAGTTTTCATACTGCGCACGTTCAAGAGCCAACTCGTTGGAAGTAATGTTATTAAACTCTCCGTCGCTCTTCATGTCCAGAAGTTCGCCCAATTTCTGTACTACATAAGGAGAGTTAGGACACAAGGTTAAAGACACCGTGTCGCAGTTATAGAAAAGTTCAAAATATCTCTGTGAATATTTATTTACCCATTGCCCGATGCCTGTTACTGGGTCTATATATTGTACCAGTTCTCCAGTGTTTCCGTCTGTTAACACATCGAGAGCGTGTGATTGTGCGACGCCAACATACCACCATTGGAAATTATAATCTTCAAATTCGGGGCGATATATTCTAACCAATTGGAATACGTGAATATGTGTGCTGTCCAAAATGCCTTCTTCGAGTATCTCTCGGGTTTCATTATCGACGATTCCCAAAGGCTCAAGGTCATTAACTTGCATAAAGTCCCACCATTCATATTCTCCCGCAGAACTATTTTCAAAGCGAACGCCTATTCTCTTTCCGTTCTGATATTTCGTAAAGCCTTCACACATGATGACAAATCTTCCATGACCACCGCCATATGTTTGGTCAATGCGTTCGAATACGAATTGTCCACCTACCTGTCCATAGGTCAACTGCATTATAACAGTTCCGGGAGGATATGCCGTATTACCGAAAAACTCTTGTCTGGTAGCAATGAATTGCAGCGTACCACTTCCGCTTCCGTTGGGCGTATATTTAACTCTTATGCCATGGTAGTCTTTCTCAAGGCTTGAGTTCGCATATATATTATATGTCTGAGTTTCCGTTGACGCAGAAGTCCATTCTACTCTGACGCTGGCTTGATAAATATTCTCTTCCGTTGTTCCAGCATAAATATAATATGTGATTAATCCACCTTTTCGTACGCCTTCGGCATAATAGTCGGCATCCAGAGCAGAACCCCAGACTTCACATACGTTTCTAACCTTCGTTAAATCTGTCGTTTCTTGTTCGGATATAAGCATATCCATATAGTCTTCATAATAAAAGTCGTTTTCTTCTGAAAACTCTGTGGGGATCATCTCTACTCTCAGAACACCATCTTCGTCATATCCAGCGTCATAAGCGGGGTAGAGAGTAACTAATTCATCGAGAACTTCCCATACGGTTGCACCCGCAGAGAACTCAAGGTCATACGGGATTTTATTCCATAACGGATGTTTCTTCCTGTACTCTTGATACCCAGTACCACTTTGAGGCATACCGTAATACTCACCTATATCTTGCACGTAATAATTATCTACGTGTGCAGATTTTAAAGTGTCGATTACTGCTTGTTTAATCGTGGTATAAGCAATAGGCTGCCCGGTCTCAGGGTCTTCTTCATAAGCCTGATAAATGGTGCTTAATGCGCCACCTATCTGTCCGTTTGTTGTGCCGTCTAATTGTACGGCAAGGTCGGAGAGTTCAATACTTAAGAGGTTGTTCGAAGCGTCAAAAGTAACATTTGCATTGTTGTATATAAAAGTACCCATCTTATACCAACGATATGTGCCCTTATAAGAATAGCCATTATGCGTTGTAGTATTGTTTTTATTACTTCTTTGGTCTAATATACCAACGCAAACTTCAACCCTTTTATTGAGCCAAATAAGAGACTCTTCGCCTATGTTATTAATTTCTTCTGAAGGTGTCAGGCTGAAAGAAGCCGTTCTCTTTACAGCCGAACCTGAATCTATATTTGTATCACCGCCGTTAACTATTCCAGATAATCGTGTGACATCAGTTCCATCGCTATTCTTAACAAGCACTTCGACTTGTACTTGAATAACGTGTTGTTTTACTATTCGCCAATCTGATTGAGATATTGCCATATTTATACCCCGCTCCAAAAGTCCTCAGGAACATTGATTAACTTATTCTCATATAAGTCTGCTTCCGAATCAACATCTCCGATTTCAAGCCATCCAAATTCAATCTGTCTTGCTCCGTCAATTTCTGCTTGACTAAACAAACTCGAATCTGTTATGCCATCCGTCTTAATTCCTACCATCCACATTTCACCAGAAACACTCTTGATAATCTTTGCATTTCCTTCAGTAAGGAAATCTTTGAAACTTCTTCTGTATTTCCAGTTGTGTTCGGTTTCAAACGTAATGTTGTTTTCAGGCCCGGTCATCTCTAAGAATGTACCAGTGCAAGTTCCTTCGTCATAATTGATAGCAGTTACATTGTAGTAACTGGGCTTTCTGGAATAGATTGGCTGATTAACGGCGTATGGTTTTATCGTGTTAAAGTTTATTGGAGAAATATTTAGCGGAGAGTACCAAATAGCATTCGCATCGCACACCACCAGAACATCGAATTGTGATGCAACATTCACGGTTTCTTCTGCGATCATATTGCCGTCGGCGTTTAAATAAACCACCTTGTATTGATACGTGTAATTATTTCTACAATATCTGTCTTCATAAGTAAATTGTAATTGAGTAGTGTTACCAATGCTTTTTGTGTACACAGAGGTAAACGCAAATTCACTTGATATTTTTCTCTTTAAAACAAGTCTTTTGACATCGGTGTATGAATCATCTCCGTTGGATGTAATAGTGATATATCCATAGTGCGGATGGTTCACAGCATTTAAAGTAATTGCCATTCGTTTCCTCCTTTCTAATAGATACCGAACATGGCGTCTATTTCAGCATTAGTTATAATATCTTGTGGTGTAATTGACGAACCCGGTCCGTAACTACCACTACCATCGTTCTTTGTTATTTTTGAGTCACCAGTTCTACTACCGATGATAAACTTTTTATTGAAGTCGCCATTAGGACAATGAATCCAGACTTGATCGCCACGTTTAAAGGCAACGCCACTGGCATTCGGTATCTTATAACTTGTCTTCTCGATAGTAACGTGATACACTCCTTCTTCGTCGGCATATTCGATAACACCGCCGATGTCCATATCCATTAAATGTTTGGTTCGTTGTTCTATGGCATAGTCTATGGTTTTTAATATATTATCTGTTACCGACATAATTATCCTTTCCAAAAGAATAGGGGAGGACGTTAATCCTCCCCACGTCTTTAATTAAAATATTGTGTTGCTCTTCTTGAGAGCTGTTCAAACTCACGGAATAGGTCGTTTGCTTTGCTTGCATCAGTGATGTTCGGCAAGGTAACATTAAACGTCTGGTTAATCGTTTGACCACCAGCGGGTGCTACCGCAATTTGACCACTCTTAATTCCGCTTGCTATTCCAACCGCCTGAGCCGCTATCGCATTCTGCAACGGAGAACTTGTTCCGCTTGCGAATGAGTGTAACATAGCAAACTTCTTCGGGTTGAATTGCTTCATAGGAACATACTTCGATTTGAGAATCTTTTCTGTTTCATCACCATTAAATACTTTCTCGCCACCCTTCATATCCATCAGGGTAGGAGAATCCACTATGGACGCAGTACCATTCTTATGAACGACAATTTCAGGCGCTATTTCGCCAACAAGAGTTTTGCCCGGCTTCGCGGAGTCTGTACCAGCAAAATTCGCCTTAACTACTTTTATCTTCTTGTTCGGATCGTTGTCAAAAGCACTTAAAGCATCGTTCTTTGCTTTTTCAGCCCCCTCTAATAAAGGCTTCTGCACACTATAAGGCGCACTTGAATTATAGCCATGGTTTCTTAAATAACTATCATAAGCCGTTTGACCAGCCTTTGTTCTATCGTTATTCCTTGTACTGTTGGCCGCAAATTCATTCTGGAATTTTTGACCATTGTATTGCCAATACGAACTCGGTGCCTTAGGCGTCGTAGGAGTAGTATCAACATCAGGCGTAGGGGTAGGCGTAGGAGTAGGGGTAGATTTGGGTGTACCACCGCCCCCGCTACCACCACTGTTAACCGTACCGCCGCCTTCGGCGTTAACGGGATTATTGGCTTCGGCAGTTCTCGCATCAAGATATGCCTGCTTCTGTCTTTGCTGCGCGTCTATATACTGAGCCGTAAAGTTTTCGAGCAGAGTCAAACCGTTCATAATATTGGTTTCCCAGTCGGGTCCTAATATCTCAGTTGCTCTTAAGTTATTCTGTGCTTCTTCGAGTTTGGATGATACCTTACCCCATGCTTCAGAATATTCATTAAGTTTCTTGATTTGGTCATCAATGGACTTTGTTTCAGACTCCATAGCGTCTTGCAGAGATTTGATTTGTTTTTCGTACTCTGCAACTTGTTTATTAGTACGCGCTTTTCTTAAGTTATCTTCAGCATCAGATATGCCCTGTAAGTCTGCTGAGTAATAGAAACCTCTCGATTCTGAATACATCAGTTTCGTTCTCTGGTTTTGAGCACGCGCCAATTCATATTGTGCTTTACTCAATTCCAAGTTCCTATCTATCTCGTCATTCTCGTCCTGAAGGGCATCTATCTTCTTCTGAATAGATTCGATTTGCTCATTGTACGAGTTTTCGATTGTTTCTTTTTGTTTCTCTAACGCATCTGTTTCGTCTTGGAATCTCTTTTGTACGGCACTAATAACTTTGTCATACTGCTGAACTTGTTTCTCATAAAGACTCGCAAGTTCGTCGTAGTAATCTTGTGCTTTGATTTTGCCTTCTCTGTAATACTGTTCAATAATCGCTCTTGACTTATCTACATAAGTCTGGAACGAAATAACACCAGCATCAAGTTCGGCATCGTACATCGCAAGTATTTTATCGAGAGCATCTTTAAATTCGGCTGCTGCGTCCGAACCAGCCTTTGCGGCATCCTTTGCGGCACCACCATAAGCCAATCCAACATTTGCAGTATAATTAAATAACTCATCATACTTGCTTTCGACTTCATCCCATACTTGATCGTAAGTTTTTTCAAACTCAACCACACCCCAAACGTCTGCATATTTGGCGTTGTACTCTGCTATCGTCGCCGAATCCCAACTGCCTTGATTCGGGTGCTTCTTCATGAATGCTTCATATTCGTCTTTATTGCCACCCTGTGCATCTGCAACTTGTTTCAGATGTTGCAATTGATTGATTAACTCGATGCCAACTCCTGCCTGAATTATCAATTCTTTAAGGTATGCTATGTCATCAGCGTTTCTCAAACTCTTTCCGCTGGCAAGTTCTTTCTTGAGAGTAAAGAGAGCGATTTGCTGAGCCGCAGTTCCAGATGCATTTGCAGCATTTAATAATTCAGAAACCTCTGTTGCGGTGAGTTTATTCAAATCATCCGTAGACACAGATAAATCTTGTGTAGATTCGTCTAACGCAACCTGTTGATTGTATTCTTCGATTTGTGTACGAATTTGTCTTTCGGTCGCTTCTTTATTTGCCAGTACGGCCTTAATGGATTTCTCCGCACTTTCTTCCGTTATGCCAGACGCAATTAATTGTTGCTTCGTCCATTCTTTTGTGCTTTCGGTTACTTCGCTTAAAGCAGAGTTTTCAATGGCGTATTCTGTTACTATCTCATCGAAGTAATGCTGAAGGTCGGTTTGTCCTTCCATAACAGCTTGCTGAAATTCTTGGAACGCATCCACATCGCCAAAAGCGTCTTGTAATGCCGACAATGTATTGGCATCTATAAGTTCTTTGTTTTGGAATTTTTGATATGCGTCTTCGAGTTTGCTAACTTCGTTTTTGTAATTAGACAAAATATCTACCGCATTCTGCTGAGCCATCTTGTTGATAGTCTCAATCATTGCAGCAATCTGTTCATCTGCCTTAGATGCATCTATGCCGAGCGCCTCAAGCATATCATCATAATATTTATATTCCTTAAGTGTCTTTTCATCGAGTTTGCCCGCCTGTGCCAGACCAATCAGGTCGTCCTTAACGTCGCCCCAAGTAACCGCGGAATCTTTAGCCTCTTCCATTTCCCGGGTCAGTCTTTGTAAAGAACCGTCTGTGCCCAAATAATGCATTGTTTCCGCAACCCTTCTGGCTTCGTCTCCGACATCTGCAATCAGTCCTTTAATCTTCTTTCCGTCAATCTCCAATCCCTGAGCATCGAGTTTCAGTAAATCTTCAGTTGTCCAACCTTCAGGCATTTGAGATATAAGATTGTCGATATACCGATATACAGTATCTGAATCTAGCAATTCAGCACCATTAGGAGTTTGAAGCATAGGTGTAAATGCAATTTCGACACCGTCAAATTCGGACGATGTTCCGATAACCGTAGAGACGGTATCTGCATAATCTTCTACACTGTCTCCCCAACTCTCTATTGCATCTTTGTATTTATTAAGATTCTCTTCGTCCCACTCAAGAACAGCGCGATTATTCAGGTCAACATTGCCGTACAAGGTTCTATCCAGTTCGGCACCTGCCTCTTTGGCTAACTGCAACTCTTTCTGATATTCTTGATTCAAAACATCATACCGAGATGAAGCCCAGTCAGGTCCAATCACAATATCAGAAGATAACAAAGCACCTATGTTCTCGAATTTGTGTGTTACTTCTGTTGCTTCTTCGCTGACATCCTTAAGATAATCTCTTAATTGTTCAAGACTTTCAAATGTTACGCCCGACAAATCAATCTCGCCCAATTTCTTCAGTTCGTCCGCAGTCAATTGCGTAATCCAATCGCCAGCCAAGTCTTCTTTTGTTTGGCCTTGCATATTGGCACGCATAACTTCTTCGCCGACAATATGATTTGCCAACCTCTTTTGATTATCAGGCACCTCGCTGTATGTCTTGAGGAATGCATCAAGTATTGCAAGTTGTTCGTTAATATCCTTTAAGTCTTCTGCGTCTTGAGAAGTAAATAAGTCCGCATCCTTGCTTTGAAGTTTCTCTCTCATCTCAAGCAATTCTGCTTGTTCTTCGAGAACTTCTTCGTAAAGTTTAGACTGCTCTGCTTCATACGTTCTAATCTTTGCTTGGTACTTGTCGGCTTCTCTTTCATAATCTTTACTCGCCCATTCGGAACCGAAACCACCTTCTTCTAACGCTTGATTAGACAGTTCGAGATAATGTTTCTGCAATTCCCTCGCCTTTTGTATCTTTTGCGCTAACTTGTCGTACTTTTGCATAGTCGTTTCCAGTTCCTCGGATTTATTATCCTCGGGCTGATTAAAGAATTGTCCTACCACGCTTGTACCAAGAGCGCCGTTAAGCAAGAATTTTAACCATTTATTATCTCCTCTATATGCTCCCGCAGAATAGTAAGTATCAAACCCACCGCCTTCTCCAAACCATTGACCTGAGAAAATTTGCTCCACAGTCTTTGAAAAGGGATTATATTTCTGCTCACCAAACCAGAGGTCTGTTCTGTCTTTTGCGTAAGATTCTTCGTATGCAATCTTTAACTTCTCATACTGTTCTATTAATTCTCCAACGTATTTCGCTTCATCTTTCAGATTCTGCTGCTGAGTCTGGCTATAAGCCGTCATGTCCATATTGGATATTTCGTCTAAGCGGTCACGCAACTCGGTCAGCTTAGCGTCATATTCAGATATTTTCTCGGACGACTCTTCCATTCTCTTTTCGATTTCCGCAACGGAATCTACCATAGAGTCTATTGCCTTAGAAACTCCATAAGCCAAACCCACCAAGGCAGTTAATCCAAGAGTCCATTTTGCAATAGCAGCCAAAGTCGCCGGGTTCTTGAGCGACGTTGCCATATTTGTCAACGCCGTATCTTTTCCACCGTTTGTGCTCTTTTGAACTGCGATGACCGTGTTCATTAAATCGTTCCAAGCAGTCTGAGGCTTCTTGTTAACAAGAGAATTTGTTGCCGTGATGACACCGTCCAAGAACATGGACAGCTGGCCCATCCTTCTGGTATTACCTAAGAATGCACTTGCGCCAAACATTGTACCAATAACAGCAATCGTAGGAATTTTATCTGCTATCTTTACTACGTACTCTAAACCTTGAGCAAGCATATCAACAAAGCCCTTGACTTCTTTAGAGTTCAAGACCTTCGTGTAAAGTTCAGATACTTCTGCCTTTAATACGTCAACAGAGTATTGAATTGAACGCTGATAGTTTTCTTGCTCTCTGGTGGCGGAACCCGCAGCATTTTCAGCCGTTTCATAAGCCTTTTCGAGTTCTTCGATATTGTTCATTACAGCAAAGAGAACATTTGAGTTTCTCTTGCCCGCCAATGCTTCGCCTAACGATGCTCTTTCAACGTCAGTGAGTTTGTCCCACTCGTGACCAATACCAATCAATATCTCATAAATTGACTTAAAGGTATCTTCGTCTTCCATAATATCAAAACCAGTAAGCCCCTTTACAAGACCTCTCAGTTTTGAAGTTGACTTAGTGAAATCATCTTCTTCTTCGCCAAGTTCTTCAAGTTCGGTTGTTGCGCCACGAATACGAGCTGACAACGTCTTGAATGTTGTACCAACACTTTCAGGATTTTGAACTACCGCATTGGCCGTCGTTACAAGTGCAATCGACTCCGACAGACTTGTGTTAGCAGCATTAAATGAAGCGGATGATCTTTCCAATGCTTGACCGATACCGGATGTGTCAATTGCGAAGTTGTTGGCTACTTCATTGAATTTATCAACGATAGTTAACGCTTCATCCGATTTCATTTCGAAACCTTTAAGTGTCGAAATCAAGTATTCACTGGCTGTATCGGTAGTCAAGTTATCGCCGACATTCTTGAATAACGTGGTTACTCTAGCCAATTCTTCTGCATCTTCAATGCCATAACCTAATCTTGCCCAGTCCGCAGTCGTATTAATTACTTCTGTAACTTCAGAGCCAAGTTCTCTGGCGGTCTCCAATGAATTTTCCAGACTGATATTCAATCTTTCCATCGTTAATCCATCAGTAACCTTTTTAAGTTCGATGAGCGCCGAGTCAATATTCTTGATTTCGGTATACATCGTCCTAATATATCTAATGATGTCGTGGAAAGAAAGTAACTGGCCTACCCATTTCTCATTTAAGTGAGCCACCTGTTGAGAAACTTTATACAAAGCAGACTGTCCTTCATTTCCGAACTGACGCGCTTCAGCCTGACTTTCTTCAAATTCAGAGACGATTTGTTTCAACTCTTCTTTTGTCATAGAAACATTGTTGCCGTTAGGATCAAACGCTGCCTCTATTGCTTCGCGGAGTTTAATCAATCTCGTTCTTTGTTCATCTGTTAACGCGGTATTGTCTGCGATATATTTGCCAATATTATTTTTGACTTTCTTCATAGAAAGACTGTCAGCCAATAAATCATGTGACTTAAGGAACTCGTGTATTACAGAAGAATACTTAGATATAATCGGCGTAATTTTCTGCATTTCGTCCAACTTGAGAGCGTCGTTTGGCATTGCATTGATTGCCGATGTACGACTAGTTAAATCGCTCACCGCATCTTGTATTGTCTTATAATAAGATTGACCAAGAACATCCGAAAAATGAAGTTCAAAGTCCATCATCTTATCAGGCACTTTCTCTAACAAATTATCTAATGCACTTACCGCTTTTATATACTTAAGTGTTGCTTCTTCTAAATCAACCTCGGTGTTTTCGGCCGGGTTATTGGCAAGATTGTCATTTTGTGCAAGCAAAGGAACGCCGTTAGGTCCCATCCTCATACCCGTAGCTCCGCCCTCGGCTTGATTATACATCGAGGGAGGAATACTCATTAACGCCGCCTTTTCTTCTTCGGCGGTTTCTGTTACTTTCTTACCTTCGTCTTCAAACGCTTTGGTCTTCTTTTTTACAGCTTCTGTAACGCCATTAACTGACTTCTTAAGTTCTTCTAGTTTTTGTTTTTCAGCATCAATAACATTGGTAACAACTTCTTGCTCTTCCTGAAATGCCTTGTCTTTTGCATCAATGGTTTCCTGAACAGATGCTTGTTCATCCGTCATTACGCCTTCATCAGACATTGTTGCACTTTCTTTCTTGAGATTGTTTTTCTCTTCGAGCAACGCATTAACTTCTTTTAAGTCGCCTTTCTCTTCTTCAAGTGCCTCATTCTCTTCTTGAATGGTAGAATCTTTTTCCAAAGCATTCTTTTCTTCAATCAGAGTATTAATCTCTTTGAGATTTTCTTTTTCTAATTCTATATCTGAAATTATTTCTTGATGTTCTTTCTCTACTTTTCCGAGACGCTCAATGTTATTTTCGTCATAAATAACAATATCGTCAGCAATTGTATTTCCCCCATCTACAACATTCTTCAGATATAAACTATCAAACCCTTTGTTTCTTGCATAATTGTTTAAGGTGTCCACAGAATGAAATCCCGTAAGAACACTTGACTCATCAGAAAGAGAAACCAAGGAATCTACCGTCTCTGTGATTGAGTTTCTAAGATTAACCAGAGCTTCGACCGCTTCCCTCTCTGAGTCGTCAAGAGGAAAGGCACGGTCCATGTCTATTAATGCACCAAATATACGAGATATTCCTAAACCCACTCCCGCAAGAGTTGATCGGGCCGGAATATCCTCGGAAGACATTTTTTCTACCGCAGAAGATATTCCCTCCGAATATATTTCAGCCATAGACGAAAAGGCGTCTTGAAATCTCACATATGCATCATCCCAATCGGGATTATCAACACTATACACAGCAGCCGTCGTTAAATCATATGAAAACTTATCCGCAAGAATTTTTATAAATTCACTTATTTGAGAATCAAAAACCTTAACAAGATTTTGTGCTTCTTCTGTTGATTGAGTGAAGTCTAAGGCGTCCCATCTCTTTCCACCAGCGTCAGCAACGAGAGGATTCTTTAAGGTCAACATCGCACGCTCCACATAATCCCCATATGTTCGTGCTACGTCAGGATTGGAAGTATAATAAGTACCTTCATAAGTTCTTCCGTTTACCTTTGAAAGTTTCCCAAACCCAGCCTCATTGGTGCCCCGATATGCCTCAACCTTAATTTCTGCTTGCTTATCTGCGATATCGTCAAGCAATTCTTTTTCTTTTTCAAGACTCTTGTTGGTCGCATCTACAGGTTTTGATTCTCCAAGAACTTCATTCTTTTCCTTTAATGCCTCAATTACATCATCAATAGTCAGTTGAAGTTCTTTAAGTTTCTCCTTTTCTGCATCAACAACAGTATCAACAATAGTCTTTTCTTCTTCAAAGACGCTGTTCTTTTCTTTGACAGCTTCAGTAATATCGCTGACTTCGCCCTCCAGATTTGCAACAACCTTGGTGTTAACAGACTGCGCAACACTAGATTGAGCAGTTTCATTGGCCAATTCTTCTTGCTTATCAGCAATATCAGTAACGACTTCTTTCTGTCCGAATAATTCTTCATTGCACTGCTTTAATATACCAAGATTTTTCTTCGATACATCATTAATTCTAGCAAACTCATCCAGATTCCATTCACCGTCACCATATTCATTAAACTGTCTTAAAAAATCTTTGACGTTTTCAAGGTTCGATGCCTTTGTTTTAAATGTGCCATTTTTGGTAGTTTCAATCTTACCAAACAAATCCTTGAGGATTTGTCCTCTGTCAGTTAAAAAATCAGAACGCAAGTCGGGAATATCGTTAGATACTCCAGTGGCAAGAGAGTTTGCAATCTCTGAAACTCTTCTGGCTATTTCTTGCAAAGTCTTGATAATTTGATTAATACTATCACTAAAACCAAGTTGTGTTTCCGTTGTTGTAGGCCGTGTTAAATCGGGGAAACCTTTGGCTCCACGACGCATAATAACATCTAATTCCTTACCCAATCTAACTTTAGATAATTGTTGTATGAAACCTAACAATTCAGTAAGTCTAGAAACTCCTTCTTCAACGGGTAGTTGTTGAATTTTCTCAAGAGAATAAATTTCCTTAAACGCATTAATATCATAATCATAACGTCCACCGACACTAGGGAGGTTTGTAATAATCGCCGATGCGATTTCGTCAAACGTCACCCTAACTTTCTCTCGAATTTTATTAACGACTTCTCCTTGTTCATTCTTAAAACTTTTAGTTGTGGCACGAGTGTCAAACATTGCATAGTATGAGTTCAGCAACTCGTCGAACCTCTGTTTCATTACAGGATCGTTCTTATTGTCAACGCCCAAATTTGTAACATTGGTAATAGTAACACCTGTACCAGAAAGCAAGGCATCTTTTATGGCATTAACCGAATTTTGTATAGCAGTAAGAGTCGTTGCCAAGCTTGTCAGCTGAGACATATCTAACTCGTTAATTTTATCACTAATAGCGGTTAAAGCGTCACAACAGGGTTGAAATCCTCCGCCTTGAGATTGAGGCGGTTGTTCGGAGTCTTCGTCTCTCAAAGACGCGTCCAGTGAAGTTAAATCGTTTTTCAATGTCTCAATTTGAGTTCTTAATCCTTTAACATAAGATTCGCTATATGTTTTTTCCGAACTCCATCCCTTTAGTTCTCCGATATTTTTGACTTGTTTAACAATCTTCTTTTGCAAGTTGCTAATTGTTTTTTCAAGTTCCAAATTATCATCAAACAACTGCTTTGCTTCAGTGTCATCGTATCCGGCAGAAGGCAGCCCCGTTCCTGCGCCACCTTGATGGTCACGCAAATACCGATTCTCGTCCATCAACTGGGCAATTTCGCGGTCTTTGTCTTCCAATCTCTTTTGGAGTTCTTCAATCTGGTCTTCTAATCCCCATTTATCTTCCAGATTTCGATATGCAGTATCTCCCCAACTTTGAGCATCTTCTTGCGCATCGTTTAATGCTTTTCTTAATTGTTCAACTTGTGAGCGCAATGTTTCGATTTCTGTTTGCAATACAAGAATATCTTGAGATAGAACAGGAGTCGCTTCTCCTCTAGAAACAGCATTAAATAAATCCCTAGCCATCATCTCGATGGCTTCATCTGCACTTAGAGCGCCTTCTTTAATTTGGTCGAAAAGGGAATCGTACAATTCAGATGCCGCAGTAAAAGATTCATTTGTGGTATATGCTCCCGCAATGTCTCCAGTTTCAGAAAACTTAGGACGCGCACCTTCTAATGAACCCCATTCTGTTGCCAGTTTCTTTTCTTGCTCTATTTTAAGATAGTCAATTTGTTTCTTTGTGGCATCGAATTGTTTGGTCACTAAATCAATGGCCTCATTGCCTTGATCGATAAGTTCTTTATATCCTTCAACGTATTCCTTTTGAGCCTTTTCCGCTCTTTGTAATGCTTCTTCACGCAATTGAGAAATAATCTTATCATATTCTCTTTTCACGGTTGAAACACCAGAGCTATAGGATTCTTCCTGACTAAAGCCAACAGGTATATCCAATTGCGCAGCGTTTCTATACGCTTCGGGATATTGAGGAGTAGTACGTTTTAAGCGAGCCATAATATCATAGTATTCTTTTACGATACCCATGCTCTTAATGACTTCGTTACGCGTACCCTGTCTTAATTCACCAGTGCCATATTCTTCATAAATGTGCTCCAGATATTCTTCAGCCTGTTTTGCTTTTTCCGCAATCCCAGATAAATTCTCTGGTTTAATCGAAAAACGAGCAAAGTTTTTACTTAATCCATCGCTCTTTTCCAACAACGGTATCAATTGTGTCATAATGTCAAAGAGTTCTTTAAAATTATCGACAGTATATTGATATCCTCCGCCACTCTTATCCATCAGAACTTTTTCTTGCGCTTTGGCAAAATCAAAGATTTCTTGAGTAGCGTTAGTAACTTGTCCGCCCAAAGCAATATAAGCATTGGCTTGTCTTACAATTGCGTTGGACCTTTTTTCTATCATTTTTTGAAATTCGGGATTATTGTCAGTTTTATTAAATTCTGCGTCTTGTTTTGCACTTTTCAGTTTTTCGTAATCATCTGTAAGTCTTTCAAGAGCAACGGAACGAAACGTATAATAATCATTCATTCCGTTTTTAGATTTTTCGTCGAATGCTTCGAGCAGTTCTTCGGCTTTCTTTTGGTCATTGACATCTAATCCGAATTTAATATTGATATTTCTTTTTTTCTCAAGGTCTGATAAAACATAATCTACACCCTGAAGATATTCAAGAGTATCTCCCTTAGGATTTATTTTTCCACCGACTTTATATTTCATATCATCTTATCCTTTCTAAATTCCTAACAATCTGTTTTTGGAATTTGTCTACATTTTTGTTGTATTCTTCGTAATATTTTGCAAGTTCAAGGTCCATATAAAGATTGCTTTTACGAACTATTTCTTTATATGGAGACGGACTTTTTAATGCGGGCGTAAACCACGGACTATTATGAGAAAATGCTCTTATCTGTCCACCGTATGCCGTCGTTATTGTTACATCTGGCCATCTCCAGTACGGTACACCGGGTTCTGGATGGTCATCACCATCAGTACCTCCGCCGTGCCATCCTTGAATAAACGAGTTTTCGAAGATAAATTCGGGGTCTACACGATGTGTATCTCCAATCCATTCGGGATTAAAGTCAACGCTCCAACTGTCTTCCGTGACGGTGACCTTGTAAGCATTATATAATTCCCACGTACGCTCATAGAAATGAGGTTCGTAATCTTCATAAAACTTATCTATTGAAGTAACTGCTATGTATTTGAGATTGTCAGTTGCCTTTCTAATAAATTTTGCCGTCAGCTTATCATTCTCTGCTTGCATATTTTCCAATGCTATACGAGACTTACGAACTGACTGCTTTAATTCTTTTAGATTCAGTTCTAGTTTCATAGAAACCTCCTTTCTTTTGTTTATAATTGCGCGGGCGAGGATTTACACCTCGCATGATTTCGCTTATCCTTTCCCGAGCCTTGGGGACACGGTACTTGCACAGAGGCTCGCCTACTTTCTTTCCCTTGATGAGCGTCTACTTATTCCGCCACCGCGCTACAAGAGTGTTACTCTTGTTTATCTTTTGTTCCTTCAGGCGCAGGCAAATCACCAATCACCTTTTCTAATTTCGAAGCGAACGCTTCGGATAATCCGGACATATCTTTAATAGCGTTGCTAATAAATCCTCTTGTGCTTGAGTTCTGTAAATGCCAAGTATCAAGCACTTGTTCATTGACAAATAAACACTCATTTAAGTCGTCACCGATTGCTTCAAGTAAAACACCCAATGCCTTGCTTTCTTTTAAACAATCATAAAAACCAAGAGTGTCTAATTTGCCTTTCTCATCTCTCTCCGCTTCAATATCCGTATATAACTTGATTATGGTATGATAATACAAAATCTTGTTAAGCATCATATCCACATACGGAACACCGCCGTTCGGCGTTAAAACCGAGGAATTAAGAACTACTCTCAGCTTGCCCGTCTTTTCGGCAACAGGCACATATCTTCGTATAATTCTCTCTTCGATGAACCTGTCTTTCAAAGTTGTTGCACCTTCAGAGTTAAGTTTATTTAATTGTTCTACAAATTCTGTAACTAACATATTTGATTCTCCTTTTTTTCCTTTAACTGCTGGCGCAGTTTTCTTACTTCGTCGCTTAATTCGTGAACAGCGTAAGTGTGTTGGCTTGCACGAATGTTCGCGTCCTTTTCTATTTCTTTATCGCTATCCTTCACAACAAGAACATCTCTCTTCCTGTCTTGAAAAGATTTCTCATAATACATCTGCTCATCAACCACCGAATACCCGCAAACTCCTCGATACGGAATAATACCTGAAGGAATGTCTCGACCGGGCATCCAAGCACAAATGTTATAAATCTTTTCCCAATAGTTATCCGTCAATGTCATTGTCACAACTTTTCTCGAAGGTCTAACACCATCCATTACTTCTATCGTTGCGATAATGCTCTGTCCTTGTTCGGGAAGATTTACACCGTCGGCAAACTGGACCACGGTATGATAACCGCAGTCCGTCGCACGTATGGATTTCTCATATAAAATAGGTTCCCACGTCATCCTTGTTCTCCTTAATACATAGCAACACCAGTCTTAATGTCGTTATCAATAATCTCCTGAGGAAGCGCTGCACGAATTTTCTTAAATTCTTCATCGCCACCATATTCTTCCGTTCTGACTTTATTCATAAAGTCAAAGAAGGTAATCTCAGGGATAATGTCGATAAGGTCTTGCATCTTGCCAGTTCTCTGTACGGTGTACATCTTCTGCAATACTTCATCTTCGATTTGTGACTCAATCTGTTTATAACACTCGTGATAGAACCTCTTCGCATTAAAGAAGTTCTGCTCAGCAAAGACGGGTTTTTTGGCCAAACACTCGATATAAGTAAAGTATTGACCGATCATAATCTCTGTTACAAATCGAATAAGAGCGCCATTGAACGGATTTTTCTTACGGCAGAACTTAACCGCGTTAATTGCCGCTACCGTTGCTCCCCACTGGCAAAGGTCAAAGTTGTACTGAGGTATTCCTTTGTCATCTATTCCCATACGGGTAATTGAATGTTCAGAACCAGTCCTCCAGAAGTAAATAGGTGCTTCAATGACATTAATCTTTAAAGGACTTCCGTCTATTGACATACGTATCTTCCAGTTGAACTCGCCATCTTCCATAGCACGTAATTCAGAGAACTTAATATCCATCTGCTTAAGGAACTCTACTCTGTACATACGTCCGAAGACCCCAAAATCTTCCACACAGGTCGCTACTCTGTATGCGTTCTCTTATGAACTGCTCTATGTTTCCATAGAAGTTGAGACTATATCACACACCACTTGGGTGTCCTACCATTTCGAACTCGCTTGAGTCCTACTCCTTACGGATAGTCGTTGAACCTTACTAATTATTGTTATACCTCCAATGGTATTTGTGTTTGAAACCACCTGCTTGTTCTCCAGTTAAATGTTTATGAATCGTTGCTCTCGCAATACCAGTGTCTTTACTTGCTTCAAGGATTGATTTATAAACCTTACCAGTTTCGATACATACAACTGATTTACTATTTAGTTCGTTTCCGAGTTTTCTATATACTGGACCATATTTTTTGTAATCCAATAGTTGCATCCAATGAAAACCGCCAGCAGTTGCCCTTTTGTCTGCATTACGAGCACATTCTGCAATATGCACTTTGTTAATGCCAGTGTCTTTGCTCGCTTCCACACTTGACTTATATATCTTATTTGTTTCTAAACAAATAATTTCAATATCGTTTCGTGGTGGATTATCGCCACCCAACGTGGAATTATAACCATTTTCATAACTATCATAGAAAGAAATCCAATATATTTCTCGGTCATTTAATAATTCATCTTCAACTTCCTCGATGATGTCTTTAGTGAAATTTTCTCTTCCATATTTGCGTAATGCTCTATGAAATTTTAAATCACTACCCGATTTCGCATCAGTTAAATGATGATACCACCTTTGAGATGGTGTTTGAATGGTTTGTCCAATATAAACTTTTTGATTAATCTTATTAGTTATTTTATAAATATAACCCAATATTTTATTACAATAATTAGTCTTGGCTGCTGATTACCCTCGCCTTTACGTTAGGGCTTCCAGCAATTAAATAGGTTTTCTATACACATCGCTGTGTAAAGCCGCAGGTTTGTTTACGGATGAAACATATCGTTTCTGGGAACCGTCCTCACTCCCTTAGGATGATTGGTTATTTCCTGATAGAAGATGCCTTGAACTTCAACTACATCCGTTGCTATTCCACCTTTTAAATATTCAAGAGAGAATGCAGTAAAGAAAACATCGTCCGCGTCTATCCAAGTAATCCACTCGGTCTTGCACGCGTCTGCGCATCTCTGTCTTGCTAATCCCGGACCAGTGTTCTTTTCACAATCTAAAATTGTAATATCAAGGTCGGGGAATCTCTCTTTGACGAAATCATAGTTATCTGTCGGATTGTCTTTCGCAATAATAACAGATACTTCGTCTTTAATTGTTTGTGTTTGAATTGATGCCAAGCAATCGCTAATGTGATTCTCAGCCTTATAAGCAGGTATTCCTACTGTTAACCATTTGCTCATAAAAATGTCTCCTTTTTCTCATCATATTTCCTCGATGTCAATTTCGGTTCGAGGGTTCTCTTTGTCATATCCAGCCTTATATGTTAACGACGTTAAATGATTTGAGTCATCATCAACCATAAACCCGGACTCTACAAAACCATCCAAAATAAATTTAGGCACTTGGTTGTCCAAATCGTGCCGACGTCTTGTAGAAAAATATACCGTAAACGTAACTTCAAACTTTTCAAGAAGTTTATTCTGATACCCCATGTCATTTACCCACCAAATAACAAACTCTTTCCACTTCTGCTTAAGAGCATTCATCTGTGGTCTTTTCATAATAAACCAAATGTTTATTGATGGATGATAAGGATGTTCGATAGGAGGTTTACTTGCTCTGGGGTGTTGAGAAAAGTAATACGCGTTGTACCTATCAAGTACATCATTGTCTAATATTAACTTCATAGCCATTACCTAAAGCAACTCAAAAGCCAGACATTGCATCTGGCTTAAGGTTGCATATTAATTATTTTGTTAACGCGCTCCATGTCTTCGGACCTACTATTCCGTCTTTCTGGAGTTTGACACCGTTGGCGTCGACATTTTCACTCTGGAATTTTTCGACCGCGGATTTGGTTTTCGGACCGAATTTGCCATCCACCTTTCCGCAATCATATCCCTTTTCATTAAGGATAGACTGAAGAAGTTTTACGTATTCGCCAGTCGAACCTTTTTGCAATGTAGGATATTTCTTCTGAGGTGCAGGCTGCGCCGAATTAGGTGCTTTGTCTCCATAACAAATATCCATATCAACAACAGAAACAATACCATTGACTCTGCCTTTGCTGGAATACTGCCACATAAACGGATCGTATTTGCCTTTACTCGTTGCATAATAAGCCAGCCACAAAGGATATTCGGACACGTCGTTGAATTTATTCTTGAGATAATCAGGGTTGGCATAAATGCCTACGTTATAACCGTAGCCACTCATAGTCTCAAGGAATTTCTTAACCCATGCCGTTCTCTGTGTCTTATTCAGACCGGGTTTATATCTGTCAGAATCGTATTCCCAATCAGCCCAGACCTTTAAATTAATCTTGCTTCTGTAGGGTTCGATAGTTTCCTGACATTTCTTTGCGTTGAGAATAATGTCATTCTCGGTCTTAGCATATAAGAACCAGTAAATACCGATACCAAGTCCCTGAGATATTGCACCTTCAATATATGTTCTGAACATAGGATCAACATTTGTCTTTCCCCAGCCTGCTCTGATAATTACAAAAGTAACGCCATCCGCTTTGACCTTAGCCCAGTCAATCTTGCCTTGGTAATTACTTACGTCAATGCCTTTAGATTCCATCTGAACCTCCCTTCAACTGTTTAAAGATTTGATTAATACCAGTTGATGCGAAACCAGATACGATACCTACGGCTATGGCAGTAATAACATTGTCTGCGGGGAAGTTGGGCATACCAGTTAAGAATGCTACTGTACCAATAATTCCACCAACTGCGCCAACGATAATAGGGATAAATTTATCATCCAGAGGAGATGCCTTTACGCCCATACCAATAAGATAACAAATGATTGTGATAGCAGGAACTGCAATAATTCCTAAAATATTAAAATCCATTGTTATTCTCCTTTCTTAAGCCATTCATCATACAAGTCTTTCGTATCTTCCCTACTAAAGACGAATACGATTTTGGGTTCATTTGTTTCAAAATTTCTGGATATATAAATATCCAATGGCTCTACGCCACTTGACCAATAGAAAGCGGCCTGTTTTGGATTTAAAACTCGGATACTTCCAGTGGTCTGATATTTCTTATTTCTGTATTCAGAAGTAACTTCATTCATATCCTTTTTCTCCAAACTAAAAAAAGGGCACACATATTTATGTACGCGTACCCTATATTAAATTACTCCGCGCACCCTTCTGCCGGAGCCATAAGCCCAACAGAAGTATCTGCCTCAGAATCTTCTTTCGACTCTTCGACAGGTGTTTCTTTCTCCTTTGAGAAAGAAGGTTTCTTGTCTTTTTTCTGGATTTCTTTTATCTTCTCTTGAATATCATTTTTCAAACTGTCAAATTTAGAAGAATCTAACTGGCCAATCATTTCATTGGCTTCTTCTTTCGTAAGATTCCCTGCACAATAACTTGAAATAGTTTCAAAAACGGTCATACAAGTTTCATCGCAGAAATTGACGTGCCACTCGGGAAGTGGCCTAGGATTACGTTTATTGCATTGGAGGCAGAAATAATACTGTGTGCCACACGCCATGCATTTACAATTAGGCTTTTGCATTGATTTGCTTCTCCTTTCAATCAACAAAGAGGGGCCGTTAAGCCCCTCTTATAATTAATCTTACGATTCAGCAACTTCAGGAATGATAATCTGATAGAGAATCTTCTGGTTATCGCAGTAAGACTGCTGACACTGAATTGTGAAAGGATGGTTACCGTCTGTCGTAAAGCTAAGGTCTACGTTAGCATCGAGTTTTGCGTTAGGGAATACAAGGTATGCGTGAATAAGAGTTGTGGGATCACAAACGTCTGCACCAAGGATTTCCATAACGAACTTACCAGCCTTAGGGAAGTTAACAGCGTCACCTGTAACTGCTGTACCAGCCTCAAGGTCATAATCATACATAACGAAGATTCTGTCGCCTGCCTGTAATGAGGTAGGAGGAGTAATCTTTACGTTAGTTGAATCATAGAAGAACTCGTCTTCGTCAGCAGCAGTTGAACTTCTGCCGTATGCAGTACCAAGAGTACCATCACCATTCATCTTGTAAACAGTTGAAGGTGCTGTCTTAGGTGTC